TCTTCAGCTTGCATAGTGGAGGCCCTTAACAATTGGAGCGCCAGAAATGAAAACACAGATCATCTCCATGATTATGCTTGCCGTTGTTGGTCTTGCGGTAAACGCTTACCTACGACACTCCGACCATCAGGCGGAAATCATTCCAATTGCCAGGAATGCGAACCAATGAAGCCCTGCAAGATGATTGCCGGGCTTATGCTTCGAATCGTCCTCCTTGGAGCCGCATTCCAGGTTGCGACAATGATCTATTCGGAGTGCATGTAATGGCGCAGACAAGGTTCCAATACGACTACAGCGCGCAGAAGGGCGCGGAGCGCAACGCCAAGCGCCACTGCCTGTCGCACGAATGGGAGACGGTGATTATCCAGCACCCGACAACCCGTCGCTACATTATCCTAATGTGCGACACGCCTGCCGACCTGCCGACGCGCGTGCCGATCCTATGGCGCGATATTGCGGCGCCGCCGGGCGTGCGAGAGCATAGCGACAGCGACCGCATGAACGCACTTTTTGAAATGATCCGTGACGGCGTGGTAACGGTAGTAGCGCAAAACGCATCCAGCATGGTGCATGAGGACTCGCTTAGCGACCTGTGCGACGACTGGATCAACAATGGCCATATTGACTGGAGCGAATGGGAAAATGCGCCGTAACAAACTCTACTGGGACGAACTGCGCCAATGCGGTGTGGCGCGCCCGCAACGTGGCCAGGATGACGGGTATCAGCGGCCAGACCCAAGGTACTGCCACGACTACGGTCGAGCGGCGCCAGAGGTAAAGCCTACCCCCAAGATCCTGGCTGCAATGTCCAAGATGGAGGACAGGCTAGGTGTGGATCAGGCAACCAGAGACGCGGCGATGGCACGCGCTAAAAGGCTCGCAGAGCACTGAAACGCTATGCGGCAGGACGGTCATAGCCTGCCGCACTTCTAACGAACCAGAATGGCACGCCGCCTGTCGCGGGTGTCTCATCATAAGGAACCGTAAACGTGTCAGATATTCCTAAGTCCGCCGACACCATCTATACCCAGCGCGCGGCCCTGGCCGTAGCCGTGGCTCGCATGATCCTGATGCAGGGCGGGCGAGCGGGAACGAAGCCGCCGGAGCCAGGCGGATGGCCTGTCCTCTACATCGACCTTCCTGACGGGTCGCAGCTTTCGTACCACTTCAGCAGCGTTGACGCGCACCTGCTGGAGGGCCTGCCGCCATACAGTGGCGAGTGGGACGGCACCTTCTTGGGGCGCGGGTCGGACTGGCTGAAGGCTATCCCGATGCCTGCCCCGCTCGACATGGTCACGACAATCAGCATGGCTGAAGCCGTTGCATTCGAGCGGCTTAGCCCTGTCGCGCTTAGGCGATGGGGGATCGAGCGCAAGAAGCTCGAAGCCGACACCGACGTACTGCCAGAAGTGGCCGCACAGATCCTCATGGGCTACGCCCGCCGATGGTGATTTGACACCATCCGAAAAGCGCGTATTATTCGTCTTGCAAGGGGCGAAAACGAAAACGTGGTTTATTAACCCAAAGGCCCGACGCAAGCGATGCCAGACGCTATAATCTGGCGATACGCCGCCATAGCTCCAATCGGTTAGAGCACTCGCTTGTCACGCGAGGGGGTACGGGTTCAAGTCCCGTTGGCGGCGCCAATTTCAGCGTAGGTCGTTTAATGGTAGGACTCCTGGCTTCCACCCAGGTGATGCGGGTTCGATTCCCGCCCGACGCTCCAATCTCCCGTGGTAACCCTGGCCCGCCTAGTGCGGGCTTTTTTATGCCTGCCAATCAACTTTACAGCGCCCAATAAAAAGCCCCGTTTCCGGGGCTTTTATTCTATTTGGTGCGGCGCGTCACCGAGATATACATTGCCGAAAACTCAATGTCGGCCCGAGCGCTGCATTTGATTTGCGGCAGGAGCCCGCCCATGCGCGTATTCAGGTCGCGAACATAGAATTGCGTGTCTACCGCAAACAGGCCGGTGTTGGCTCCAGCGCCACCTGGCGGCGTAATGAAAGGCCCGAACGGCACTTCATACTGCTGGCCATCCTGGCCGAACAATGCCCGGAAAAGCACGCTAGAGCCGGTCGTATATGGCGTCACGCTAATGGTTAGACGCATATACACCTGATCCCCTTCAGCAAGGTCGGAGAGCAGGACGCGACCGGTTGCCGGGTCGAGCATGGCCGAAACATCCTTTGGCGCGTAGGCGCTTTCGGTATAGATGCCTGCTCCGTCATTTGCCAGGGTAGCCCACTCGCCGGCCTGGATGTTTTGCAGTGCGCCCGCGTTCTGGTAGTTGAAGAAACCAACCCCGTTATCCATGCTGCCGCCTGGGGTGCTGCCGCCATCAGATCCACCCATGCCTTTGCCGACCGCCTGGGAGTAGACGCCGTTCCGACAGGTTGGCGAGCCGTGCAGGGTGTAGCCCGCCGCCATCGCCTCGTTTACCATCCGTTCGAATTCCATAGTCGTTCGCGCGTGAACTAGCTTGTATTCCGCCATGGTTCGCCTTGCTCCTTAAAGTTACTTGACAGGGTCGCCAGTATACCCCGATGCGGCGTGGTATCATTTCGCCAACTCAACTATCCGATGGACCGACCAATCATGCCAATCGAGAACCACGAAACAATCGCCGCAGCCGTTAGCGAGCCGATGCGCGCCGCCCTGCTGGCCTCCGCCCTGGCTGCCGCCCTGGCGTTCAAGTCGAACGAGCGGAGCATCTACAAGCGAGCCATGGAGGTCGTGGCGGTTGGCATTACCGGCCTGATTGCCGGCTACGGCATGCAGGCCATGGGCCTGGACTTCGGCTATATCTGCGCCGGCAACGCGGTCATCGCCTACCTTGGCGTAGACAAGGTGCGCGGCATCATCGACCGCGTTGTCGATGCGTTCCTGACCAAGAAGGGGGCATAACCAATGGAGAGGCGCGACGACACCGGGCGCTATACTGCCGGCAATACGCCGCGCGTGCGGGGCTCGCGTGGCAAGAACAAGCGAACCATCATGCTGGAGGCTATCCATGCCGAAATCCTTGACGAGGCCGGCGACGGCTTCGACACTGTCGAGGAGGCGGAGACCGCCTATATGCGCCTCATGGTGCGCCGCTCGCTCAACGTGAACGACAAGGCGTCGCCAATCCTGACCAAGGAAGTTCTCGACCGGCTATGCCCTGTCGATAAGGCCACGCTCCCGACCTACGAAATCGACATTCCTGCCAGCGCATCGCCTGCTCACCGCATTGCCGCAGTCATCGAAGCGGTTGGCCGTGGCGAGGTTCCGCCAGATGTCGGCAACCTGGTTGTCAATATGATTTCGGCTGGCGTCAAGGTCGAGGAAACCACCGAGCTGATGCAGCGCCTGGAGCAACTGGAAAAGCTGCTGCTGGAGATTGAGCGGGAGTGAATCGGAAGGTATTAGGCCGTCGCCTGGAGGCGCTGGAGGCCCGCCTAAAGCGCCGCAACGGCAAGTCTGAATCCATGGTCATCGCCCTGGTCGATAAGCACCGCAAGCCCGTGCGCGTGGTGCAGTTGATCGGGCGCGAGGTCGTGGACGTTGACAAGAAACCTGAAATCTTTATCCCGCAGATCTTCGAATGCTACCTTGTCCCGGCTTTCATCAAGGTGGCGCGGGGCGGTCGAGCGTCCGCCAAGACCCAATCGTTTATCCGAATGATCCTGGCGCGCATGCAGGCTACGCGGACGCACGTCGGCTGCTTTCGTGAGATCCAGAAGTCGATTAAGGACTCGATCAAGCAGACCATTGAAGGCATCATTGACGAGCTTGGCCTAACCGAGCAGTTCTATATCACTGACGACGTCATCATGCACACCGGCACCGGATCCCGCATGGTGTTCGCGGGCCTGTACCGCAACGTCACCAGCGTAAAGGGTATGGACTGGATCGACATTGCGTTCTGCGAAGAGGCGGAGAACATTTCCAAGGACTCCTGGAACCTGCTGATTGCGACCCTTCGCAAAGAGGGTGCGGAGTTGATGGTCTGCTACAACCCAAAGAACGTACTGGACGAGACGCACGTTCGTTTCGGTCCTGGCGCCGTGCCTGCCTGGCAGTACCGGGAGGACGGCACAAAGTACCGATACGCCATCACCCGTCAGGTGAACTACACCGATAACCCGTACTTTACCGAGACGTCGCGCGGCCAGATGATGGCCATGAAAGAAGATGATTATGAGCTGTATGAGCACATCTGGCTCGGGCAGCCGAACGCCGACAGTGAGCTGGCAATTATCAAGCCGTCGTGGATCTCCGCGGCGGTCGATGCGCACAAGGTTCTCGGATTCGAGCCTGAAGGCATCAAGCGCGTCGGGCAGGACGTCGCGGACGAGGGCAAGGACACCAGCGTGCTTTGCTACCGCCACGGCTCGGTCATCCTGGACCTGGATGAATGGGGCGGCCAGGACACCAGCTTTACCGCGCGGCGCTGCTACACCTTCGCCCGCGAACATCACTGCGACATGCTGGTCTATGACTCCATTGGCGTCGGTGCCGGGGTCAAGGCCGAGATCAACAACCTGCGCCGCAAGGAGGCGGAGCGCACCGCCAAGGATGAGCCTGACGGCCTGTTAATCTACGGATTCAACGCTGGCGGCGAAGTCGTCAACAAGAAAAAGACTTTCCGCACCGGAAAGACCAATGGCGATATGTTCTATAACGTCAAGGCGCAGGCGTGGTGGGAGCTGGCAGAGAGATTCCGCAAGACGTTCAAGGCCGTGCGAGAGGGGGTCGAATACCCGCCAGAGGAGCTGATTTCGCTGCCGTCAGACTTGCCGCACCTGGACAAGCTCAAGGCCGAGCTGTCGCGCCCGCGCGTTGACTATAGCGACGAGGGGGGTGGCAAGGTAAAAGTAGAGTCGAAAAAAGACATGAAGAAACGGCAAATCCCATCCCCAAACCTTGCCGACGCGCTGGTCATGTGCTTCGCGCCGATCAAGAATGCATCGCGCGGCGTTTTGTGTTGACAAGCAAATTGACGTGGTTGTAATCTCCGCATCCTTAACAAGCGGGAGATTCAACCATGTCGAAACAATCCAAGACCTTTGCCAATCTCACCGAGGCGCGCGGCTTTGCTGGCCGCCTTGGCATTCTGTCGTTCGAGTCGTACCGTGTCGAGCGGGGCGGCAAGTGCGTTCTGTCGTGGCGCCCATTGACCATTGCCGCTGACCTGTCCAGCCTGCCCAGGGGCGGCCAGATGGATGGTATAACTGGCGGACGGCAGTATCAGGTAATGCGTGAAACCGAGCTGGCGTATCTGTTCCGCGACGACAACAACAAAATCATCAAGGTGAATCGGCTTACAATGATGGGCGGTAACACCCGCTTTATCACTCACTGAGGAACCAGCACGCATGGCCATGCCGATACTACCGACCAACTATGACGACCCGACCGGGCAGGATAAGCGCGAGCGGGGCGCCATTAACCAGTTCGAGGCGCGATTTGCGCGTATCGGCAAGGACATGCAGACACTGCTTAAGTCGGTGCCGGTCCGCAAGTTAACCCTGTCGTCTCCATTCGTGACCAACGCCGATGTCGTTCGCTATGAGTTCGACGTCGATTCGTTCGCGCTGGACATGATCGGCCAGGAAATCGACGCTATCGTTGATCGCTGGGTCGAGGCTACCGGGCAGCCGCAAGACCAATGGATGGTGCAAGGCTACGTCACGCCAGCCTACCAGCAGGGCACGGCCATGGCCTTTGCCAACCTGTCGGTTCAATCCGCCGCCTACAAGTCAACCCGTGAATCGCTGGCCGCCATGCTCCAGACCCCTGAGTACCGCAGGCGCCTCGGATTCGTCCAGGGCCGCGCTTTCGAGTCGATGAAGGGGTTGACCAGCTACACCAAGGAACGCTTGCGCGAGGCGCTGGTAGACGGCATGGCGCAGGGCATGAACCCGTTAGCCATTGCCGAGAACATCGACAAGGCGACCGGCATGGGCCTGTCGCGAGCGCGTACCATCGCTCGAACCGAAATCACCACGGCAATGCGCCGCTCGCGGATCGAGGAGGCGGAGCAGACCGTGCTAGACCTGGGCTTTCAGGTGCGCATGATGCAGATGTCCGCCTTGTCGGCAACCACTCGACTGTCGCATGCTAGGCGCCACGGTAAGCTGTTCACGTTCGAGCAGGCCCGCGTGTGGATGGCCACCAGCCCTAACATGATTAACTGCCGCTGTTCTTGGGTTGAAGTCATGGTGGACGCCAACGGCAAGCCACTGACGCCCGGTATCATCGCCAGGGCGGAGCAGGTATACAAAAACTCCGGATACAAAGAAGGGGCCGAATAGGCCCCTTTGTTTTAGAACAAGTCCGAGTCAATTTCGCGCATTGGCATTCCCTCCTTTATCCTTTGCCTCATCTTCTGCCGGGTCAACATCCGGCAGAGCAGGCAGCTTAACGCCCTGGTTGGTATGGCCGCAAGCCGTGCGGATCTCCTCATTGGTGAACGCGAATTCGCCGGTCGCCGCCTGCTTCTCGTTGATTTCTGCCATCACCTTGCCGTTTGCCAGTTTCTCCGCCTGGGTGGCTTCGCCCAGCTCCGACCATGCAACGGTGAAGTCTTCGACGGGGTCAATCAGGCGCAATGCAATTAACCGGTTAACTACACGCTCAACATCAGGCGACAGCAAGTGGACGCGGCGCCCCTGGCAGGTATTCGCCCAGTCGTGCTGGTCCTGGGTCGATGCGCGCTCGCCGGTCTGCGAGCCGATCCAGATCATTAGCGGAATCATCAGCGACGCCGCTGCGGACATGACCGAGGCTTCGAAGTGCTTTTCCGGGTCAGGCACGACGGTCGTTAGCGGGGTCACCTTGGCGGCCTGAGTAACAATGGTCTGGTCGATGCCACGGTTAAGGCCAAGGGTCACTTCGTCATAGATCTTGCGCAGGTCGGCCACCGGCACCTTGTGAGCGGCGGCGATGTCATCAAGGTCAACTTCCTTGTCGAATTCCACCGAGATCTGGCGCGCGGCGTTCTTGAGGAACGATTCGCCGGAGCCGCCAAGGATCTTTTCCAGGTTGCTGAAGTCGTTGTATCCGGCGCGCAGCATCGGGATGCCATGGGTGATGTCGCCCAGGATAATCACGCGGCTCGGATGGATCTGGAGCAGGCGCCCGGCGAAGGCTGCGGCGGCCCGATTATTGGCCACGCCTACCGCGCCTTCGTTAAAGGTGTACATGAGCGGCTCACCGTAATTCGGCTTTGTTTCGTCAAGCTCATACTCGGTCGGGTAGATCTGACCCTCCCATGCCGGGATCATCCTGACAAGACGCTTGACGCGACCGCCAAGCACTGGCTTGTCCCAGGTCTGGTTGTCTGCGATTTGCAGGATGATCGCGGAGTAATGGCCGACGCAGCGGCGCGTGTCGGCTTCGCGCATGACGCCCCACAAGTCGAAGGTCTTGGCGAACTTGGCGAACTTCTTCTCCCAAGCGGTGCGCGGACGGTCGGCTTCGTCCATATCGCCCTGGTCGATGCTCGGGTTGTCCTGCCAGCACTTAGTTACGGTCCGAGCAATCGCGCCGTGCGCCAGGCCGCCGCGCTCCCACAAGCGGTAGTAGTCAAGGAACTGGGGGTTTTCATTCCATCCGAACGCATCCCAGGACGACTGACGCTTAACGTCCATACCCTTATAGGCGAACCGCTGGCGGGCTGCGGCCATGCGGAAGTCGCCAAGGGCGGAGTTAAGAGCCAGCTCCATATTGGACCCGCGCGCCGGGAGCAGGATTTGGTCTGTCATTATCGTGGAGCCTCAATATTTTTGATCGCGCTATTGTACAACAGCGCAGCCTGGGTTATCGTGGCGCCTCCTTAACCGCTGGAGAAACAAAACCATGAAATACGCACTGTATCGTATCCTGCTGGTCCTGGCCGTACTGGTCCCGCTGGCGTTGCCAGTGTCCGGCCTGGTGCCTTACCCTGCTGTTTCGCTGCGCTTCGGCGAGATCGCCGGCTTCCTGTACCTGACCGTGGCATTCATCGTGCCGGCAATCTCGCTGTCGATCATGACCTACATGCTGCGGAACAAGCCGCATCGCGGCAAGGAAGCATTCGACGCCATCACCAACATTCTGGCCAGTTACGACAAGGCCGGAACCTTCTATACGCGCCTTTACGTCGCCTGCTTCAATCTGGCGCTGATGGTGCTGGCACTTGGTAACGAACTGTACGCACTGGCTATCTGCTTGGCTGGCTCCCTGGCCGCCATGATGCTTTCCTACGGCCTGGCTGAGCGCGCCCGTGACACCTATATCATGCAGGGCAAGGCGCACAAGTCCGCGTCGCCAACCGGTCACTACGGCCTGCGTCGCAACGGCAGCTAAAGCCTGGAGTAGTGCAAAAAGACCCGCCATGCGCGGGTTTTTTTGTGCGTGTTAGAATCTGCCATCACCAACTGGAGAACCCGTCAATGAAAGAGGTTTTGCGAGTCAATGCGGCCTATAAGGTCGATAACGCGAGCATTCAGCGCATTCAGCATAACGGGCGCGAGCACATCGTTATTCCGTCGTTCACCCTGCCGGATAACGTCATCATGAACGGCGGCCTATACCCTGCCGACGAAATCGCCAAGTCGTTCACGTCGCTGCTCGGCACCCCTGCGCCTATCGGTCACCCGGTCATCAATGGCAAGGCTGTCAGCGCCAAGCGCATGGACGCCATCAATGCGCACTATGTTGGCGTGTGGAACGAAAAGGTTGAATACGACGCCAGCTCGAAACGCGTCTACGTCGAGAAATGGGTAGATGTCGAGTTTGCCGAGAAGTTCGCGCAGGGTAAGCGCCTGCTGGACGCTATCAATGCCGGCCTGCCACTGCATACGTCCACTGGCCTGCATTGCCGCCGCGAACAAGTCACCAACGGCGCAGCCGGGTATACCTGGATTGCCCGCGACATGGTTTTCGACCATGACGCCATCCTGTTCGACGAGCCTGGCGCGGCGACCCCTGATGACGGCGTCGGCCTGATGGTGAATAGCGCGGAGCTGGTCGTAAACGCCATGCTGCCAACCCTGCAAACCAATGCCGCGCTACCCAACAGCTACGGCCAGAAGCGCGAAGCCCTGCAAGCCGCTCTGCGCGAGGTGTTCGGTAACAACGACTGCAACCCATGGGTGGAAGACTTCAACGACTCCGCAGTCATTTTCCACCAGAACGGCTACAAGATGGTTGCCTATGAGCTGGACGGCCCCGCTATCGTCCTGGGTGATACCGTCACCGAAATGCAGGCGCGCACCGAATTCGTCGCCAAGGGCGCCACCGTGGTCACTACCCTTGCGCTCACTGGAAATAGTGTAGAATGCGAGCCTGTAAAGCCAATTGACGAACCGGAGAACCCCGACGCCATGAACAAAGAAGAATTGCAGGCGGCAATCGCTGAAGCGGTCGGCCCGCTGACCGCGCGCATCGACGCCCTGACCCAGGAAAACGCCAGCCTGCGCACCGAAATGGAAACCAACGCCAACAAGGGTGACGCCGCCCTGCGCGCGTCCATCATCGCTGCCAAGCCTGAGCTGGAAATGGTCGCCAACTCCCTGAAGGGCGAGGCGCTGGAAACCCTGGCCGCATCGTTCGCAACCGCCGCGCCTATCGCAGCCGGCACCCGCATTCAAACCAACTCCGACGCCACCGCCAAGGCCGGCTTCGGCGAATACGAGGGCGCTTAACCATGGCAGATCCAATCGGCAATCGTCCGCACCGCGTAAACCTGGACGGCAAGTCCAAGACCGAGCTGGGCACCTCTGATGCCGCGCTGAAGCCTGGCACCTTCGTCAAGTTCGTCAACGGCAAGTATGTCGTCGCTGGCGCCAAGGTACCAGGCATGTTCGTCGTCGGCTGCGATGACAAGGTTGGCGGCTCCATCCTGACCGCTATCGAAGCCGGCGAATCGGTGACCGCTGACTACGCTGAAGACGGGCGCGTATTCGCCCTGCTGGCCGAAGCCGGCTCGGTCCTGAAGGCGCACGAGACCGCGCTCAAGCTGGCCGCTGACGGCTCTGTGGAAGTCGCAACCCTGCCGGATGATGCCGCCCTGGTCGTGGCCGTTGCCACCGAGGATTACACCGTGCCAGCGGCTCCGGCCTTCGCACACGTCAAGGCCCGCCTGGTCTAAAACGCATGCGCGCAGGTGTGATAAACTGCGCGCATCACCCCATACAAGGTTAGGAGACAAACAAGCATGTCTTATATGATGGAGAAGGCGCTGCGCGGCACCTCCGCCGAGTACGACGCCCAGTTTGACATGGTGCAGAACCAGCGCGCGCTGGGCCATGCTACCCAGGTCGATATCGTTGACCGCTTCGGTCACGCCATTCCGCGTGATGAGCTGGTCAAAAACGATGCCTCGCAGTTCGATGTCAAGTGGTGGGCCGAAATCGACCGCCGCGCCATCGCCACCCGCGAAAACGACCGTGGCCGTGAACTGCTGACCGACCTGATGGGTCTTGCCACCCCGGTGGACATCGGCAACACCGTCAAGACCTACGGCATGCAGGGCGGTATCGACGACGAAGTCAAAGTGTCGATGGACGGCCAGACTCCGACCGTATTCGACCACACCGACACCACCCAGGCCGGCGACCCGATCCCGATCTTCAACACCGGTTTCGGTATCAACTGGCGCAAATGGCTCGGCCAGCGGAACCACAACCTGAACACCGTTGCCGACTCGCAGGCGCTCAAGATGAAAGACATCTTGGAAGCCATGTGCAACTACTGCCTGGACGGTCACAAGGACGTCAAGGCGGCAGGCTTCCCAGGCCAGGGCATCCGCAACCACCGCAACACCCGCAAGATCGACATGAACGTTGCCGGTATCGACCTGACCAGCGGCTCCACCACCAACGACGACATTCTGGACTTCTGGAACCAGACCTTCGCCATCCACCTGGACGCCAACTATGTTGTCGGCCCGATTGACGTGGTGTGGGTATCGCCTGAGATCGACCGCCGCATGCGCGTTGCCTACTCCAACTCGCAGGGCTTCAAGGGCGGCACCCTGATGAAGTTCATCCTGGAATTCGGGCGCGTCAAGGAGTTCCGCGTCACCTACAAGCTGAAGGGCAACGAGTTCATCGCGTACAACCGCGACCGCGACGCCATCACTCCGCTGGTTTCGCAGGCTCTGGCTACCGTCCCGGTTGAGCGTCGCGGTCCGCGCGATAACTTCAACTTCGAAATTTGGGGCGCCATGGGCCTCCAGATCAAGGCCGACATCAACGGTCGCGGCTCGGTCTTCTACGCCGCCAAGCTGACCTAAACCCTGGCAGGGGCCGCAAGGCCCCTAACCACCTGCTACCGGGAGAACCGAGCGCATGAGCAAGATTAAATACGAATTCGTCACCACCGCAGGCGTAGGCATGGAGGCGGGCAAGACCATCGAGGTCGAGTCCCTGCATCCATCCCTCAAGCCGCACGTCCGCCAGATCTCCGTGGCGCAGATCGCTGAGCAGGAAAAGGAGCCCGAAGGCCCTGGCGCCGACGAGCCGCAAAAGAAGGAGCCGGTGAAGAAGGAGCCGGTGAAAAAGCCCGCCAAGGATGATGACGACGACAATACCTGACGAAAAGCCCCGCCAAGCGCGGGGTTTTTTTTGGGCGTAGAATGGCTGCCAGTATTTTGTAAAGGAGATTGACAGCCATGGCCGTCACCCCGGAAGACATCCAAGAAGAATTGAAGCTGCGGCAGTTACAGATGACCAATCGCATGCTGCTGGCCGTCATGGCCAAGGTGGCAGCCCTGCAACCGTGCTTCGACTCGCACGGATACAGCGAGGACGACGTGTTTCTTATCACCGTCTACCTGTGCAGCCTGATTGCCACCGTTAACGGCGCAGATGGCCGCATCCGCTCGCAGTCCGGCCCGTCCGGCGCGTCCCGGTCGTTCCACTACCTGAGCATTGGCGACCGCTGGAAATCGCTAGTCAACCTGCTGAAGGGCGTGGATCCGTTCGGTTGCACTGATGAGCTGGTGCCAAAGAACCCTGAAAAGAAAGCAAACTGCGGCATTTGGGTATCGCCAGGCGCGGGTAACGAACCGGTGGCGCAATGAGCGAGACGTCCCGCTGGTCCTATACCAACAAGGCCACAGTCTGGAAGCGGTCCGCAGTGCCGTCGTTCGGCGGCGGCTTTGCCTACGTGGCGCCGATCATCATCGCATGCACCTGGACCGCCACCAGCCGCAAGGCGACCGACAACGGCGGGGAAGAGTTCGTGGCGTCGTGCGACTTCTTCCATGAGGACGCGCGCGTGGAATATGGCGACATGATCGTCAAGGGCGACCACTCCGCGCTGGCGTCGCCACCCGTAACGGCCAGGGCGATTCGCGGGCATACCGAGTGGGATATGTCATTCTTTGATGATCCAATGCCTGACTACCGGAGCACAATCTAATGGCAGTAATAGGACTGGGAACCATTCGAGCCAAGACAAAGGCCATCGCCGATGACATCGCCGGCAACAAGGCGCGCAGGGCTATCACCGCTGGCGCAGTCGTCGGCCAGGCATACGCGCAAATGCTGACGCCGGTCGATACGTCGAACCTCATCAACAGCCAGTTCCGCCGCGTGGCCAACACGCCAAAGGGCTGGCGCGCAACGGTCGGATATACCGCCGCATACGCCGCAGCCGTCCACGAAATGTCCGGCAAGCTCAAGGGGCAGCCGCGCGGCCACTTCGGCAAGACAAAGGACGGCGTGTCGTTCGGCGGCGGCACTGGAAATGGCAAATACTGGGATCCCGATGCCGAGCCGCAATTCCTGCGAAAGGGCTTCGAGAACCATCAACAAGACATCGACAAGGCCGTGCGCCGGGAGCTTGACCTGTGAACATTGACTGCCTCGAACAATGGCTGTCGGCTGGCGTGGCGCCCGTTAGCGTCGTGCTTGGGCCGTGGACTGACGGGCCCGGCATGGAGGCGGTAAGCTTCCTGTCGGTCAACCTGGACGGCGGGGCGCCACCGGGTCCGGCAAGCCGATACACATTGATTGACCTGTGGTACGCATCACCAATGGGCTGGAATGATGAGCTCGGCGGGCGCCTTCGGGCTCACCGTCAGGCGCAGGCAATTGAGGACTTCCTGGTTGACCTGAAGCCAGCACGTCCGTTCTCAAACGTCAAGACAATTACTGGTATAATCGGCCCAAAGATCGCTGAAGGCGGTCGAGTTGTCTACAAAATGACCGTAGAAATCACTAGCTAGGAGACTTAACCATGTCTACCCCTGCGGGCTGCTTGCTCGATAAATACGTTGGCCGTGACGTGGCCATGGAATACATGCTGGCCTGCGGCGATGTCGATCCGCAAGGCGAATCCGTCAACTGGCTGCCTATCGGCGCCCTGCGTGCGAAAGAGTTCTCCATCGAATGGGACACCGTCGACGCGACCGCCGACAACAACAAGGGCGCAACCCGTTCGTCGCTGGCCACCTACAAGACATTTTCGTGCTCCGGCGACGGCACCTGCATGCGCAAGGACGGCTCGCAGTCCAACCAGACCGCGCTGTTCAAGCATGTGAACAACCCGCAAGGCACTGGCGGCCAGCCGGTGGCGTGGATCCGCATCACCTGCCCGGACATCACCGTCATCGCGTATTGCATCATCACCACCATTGGTCGCACCATGCCGCACGACGAGCTGTCCACCTTCAACTTCGAGGCTACCGCCACTGAGTCGGTGTTCGACGTCATTGTCATCGACACTCCGACTGTGCCTGACCCGTAAGCCGGTCGTCAAGCAGATTTACAAAACACCCTGCGAAAGCGGGGTTTTTTGTGCGTGGTAGAATGGCGCATTGAAAATGGAGGGCGCATGCGCGTATTAACTGAAATTGGCGAACAGGGCTTAGAGCTGGGCGATAAGTACGTCATCTTGCGCCCATCCCTGTACGCCATGACCTGCCTGGGCGACCCTGAGCGCATCGTGGAGCTGTTCGCGGACCTGCATAAGCAGCCGATCATCATCGAGCATATGGACTGGGACCCGTCCGGCGTGCGCGAAGCTGGCGACTCCCTGTCCGTCAGGATGTTCCGCCGCTACTGGCGCGAAATGCTGTTCTTGTCGCATGAGGTGCTGAATGCCTGCGCCAACGGGCAAGACCTGGTGCCGTTCATTGGGGAGCCTGGCCAGCGCTATGGATCCTATCGGTTGGGCAAGGTGCCAGCGGAAGCGATGCTTGCCATGGCTCGCAGCCTGATGCAGCACGGATGCGTTGGCAAGGCCGCCAGGCACGACAAGGGCAAGTCCAGCGGCGGCGAATACTCCCGTTCGTTCGAGGCACTGCAATACGTCTCCCTTGCCGTGGCGCACCTTGGCGTTACCGAGCAGGAAGCCTGGAATATGACCATGACCAGCTTTCACGGGCACTGGGAGGCCAAGCACGGCAAGCAGCAGGAGCGCCGCTACGAAGACGAACATACCGCCACCATGAACTGGCTGGCCGCAGTCAACGCAATCCGAGACGGGAAAAAGAACCAATGAGCGAAGTTTCAGCAGGCGAAATCGTCTACCACCTGGACGTCAACACGACCAAGTTTGTCGCAGGCATGGACAAGGCTGACGGCAACCTTGAAAAGCTGGGCGGCAGCATGGACAAGGCCGACCAGAAGGCGCAGCAGTTCGGCGGCGGCTTAAAAAAGCTGGCTGCGGCTATCGCCGGCATCGCGGTGATCGACAAGCTGCGCGACATGCAGCGCCTGTCCGAGGAGTTCACCGTGCTTTCTGCGCGGATCAATCGCCTGTCGGAAGACTCGGCGGCTGGCGCGGAGAACTACAAGAACCTTCTGGACATCTCATCTCGGGCCGGCGCCGACCTTGGCACCACCGTCAAGACCTGGGAAAGCCTGACCACGTCCCTAAAAGAGTTCGGCCACTCGAACGAGTCGATTACCCGCGTTACCGAGTCACTGATGAAAATGGGCGCAATCGGCGGCTCGACGGCTGACGAAATGAAGAACGGCCTGCGCCAGTTGGGTCAATCGTTCTCGGGCGGCATCGTGCGCGCAGAAGAATTCAACAGCGTTCTGGAGAACGTCCCGGAGATCGCTCGCCAGATCGCTAAGGGCATGGGCATTCCGTTCTCCGAGCTGCGCAAGCAGATGCTCGATGGCAAACTGACCACCGAAGTCGTGCTTGAGGCGCTCAAGAAGCAATCAGCAGAGGTGGACGCCGAGTTTGCCAAGATGCCGCGCACCGTCGCCCAGGCAACCAACGCCATTACCAACGAATTCGGCACCGCGCTGTCGCGCCTTGACCAGCAATCCGGCTTCTCCGCCAGCCTGGCCAAGGCCATCGACCTGACCGCCCAATCGCTTAAGGCGTTCGCCGGCGATGCCGACTCGGTGGCCATGGTCCTGGACGGCCTGACCCTGGCTATTTCCTCGGTCGCCGCAGTCATGTCGGCCAAGATGGTCACTGCCCTGGCATCCGGCGCCAAGGGTCAATACGACATGATGCGAGCCGCCATCGAGAGCACTCGCGCGCAGAAGCTGGCAGCCGCAGAAGCCGTCCAGTCCGCCACCGTCGAGTTCGCCGCAGCCCGAGCGCAGCAGGCGCGCGCAGCGGCAACCCTGCAAGCGACTTCCGCCGTGGTCCAGGGCACCGCCGCCCGCGCCGCCGCAGTCGAGGCCCTGGCTGCCGCAGACGCTCGCGCGGCGCTGGCAGAAAAAGGCCTGCAAGCAGCCATGACTCAAAGCGCAGCCGTGGCCAATACCACGTCCATCGCCATGCGCGGCCTTCAGACCGTCATGAGCTTCCTGGGCGGTCCGGTGGGTGTGATTTTTCTGGCCGCTACTGCGCTCTACCAGTTCGCCACCGCATCCAGCGCCGCCAAGGATCCAACCGACCTGCTGACTAAGTCAGTGGACGAGCTGGGCAACGCCCAGTTGCGCCTGCAAAAGATCAAGCTGACCGAGGCTATCGCGGAGCAGGAAAAGCTGGCCAAGGGCTCCTTGTGGACCCAAATGAAGGTTGATGGACTCAACAAGAAACTGGCCAACACCACGGAAGGCAGCCCGAACCACAAGCGGTATACGAAACAGCTTGAGGAGATCGCCGCCGAGTCGGAAGGCGCCGTACAGATGTCGCAGAAACTGTCCGACCAGCTTGCCAAGGTCAATGCCGAGATCGCCAACCGCAGCAAAGAACAGCAGAAGCCAGCGGCGAAAGAGCACAAGACCAGCGACGCCGATATCAAGGTTATGGACGCCCTGCGCGAACAGCGCGAGCTGGCAGGCCTGGCCGGCGAGGCTCGCGCACGCCTGGCGGCCCAGCAAAAGCTGTCGGCTGACGCCACCGATGCCGAGCGCGAAGCCGTGGGAAACCTGGCTGCCGAAACCTATCGACTGGAGCAAGCCAAAAAGGATGGCGTGAAGGCTGACCGCGCCGCTGAAAAGGACAAGAAAAAGGCCGACGCCGAAAAACTCAAGCAAGCCAAACTTGACGTCAAGCATGCCGAAGACAACAAAAAGGCCATCATCGACTACGCCATTGCCACCGCCCAGCTGGCCGACAAGACCGAGGACTATTCGGCGGCAGCGGCCCAGGCCAAGCTAAACAAGTTCGCCACCCCGGAAGACGTGCGGGTAATGAATGAACTTGCGGCGGCCCGCCAGCGCCTGCAAGGCATCGAAGACCTGAAGCGGGCAGACCCGATGGTCGGGGCGACTTCCGCTTATGAGGAGGAGCTGAAGACCCTTAAGCGCCTCAATGACGACAAGCTGCTTGAGGATCAGCGATATCTTGAGCTGAAGGGAGCAGCAGAAAAACAGTACCTTGAAACCATGGGCCAACTAGAGGTCGAGCGGTTCCGTAGCCAGTCAGTCAACAATGAGGCGCTTATGGCGTCCATTGACGCGGTGGGGGCCGCATCCACCAATGTCCTGTCCGGCCTACTGTCCGGCACTATGTCGCTCCAGGAAGCTACCGGCAACCTGGCAAACACCGTACTCAACGCGCTGATCGGATCGTATGTCGAGGCTGGCGTTGAATTCGTCAAGCAGGAAATCGCCAAGCAGGCCGCCACGAAGGCCACCGAGGGGATGCAGGTTGCCGGCATCGGCACCATTGCAACAGTCCAAAAGGGCGCCACGGCTGCCATTGGCACCGCAGCTAAGGTCGAGGCCGCAACCACCGGCCCAGCCGTGGCCACGTCGATGGCTCCAGCTGCCGGCCTGGCGTCCATTGCGTCGTTCGGTTCGGCGGCAGTGATCGGCGGCGCGGCCCTGCTGGGCACCATGGCCCTGGCCAAGGCGTTCGGCGGCGGTCGCCAGTATGGTGGCGCGGTAAACTCCGACAGCTTCTATCGGATCAACGAAACCGGCCCGGAGATCTTCACCGACAAGACCGGCAAGCAGTACATGACCGGCGCTGACGGCCACGTCACCAGCAACCGCGATGCGTTCGGCGGCGGCGGCCAAGGCTCCCGACCGATTCAAGTTATCATTGAGAACTACAGTGGCCAGGAAGTAACCGCCAGCCAGGAGCAGCTAACCGACCGCGACGTCATCCGAATCGTGGCTGGCGATATCCAGGCTGGCGGGCCGGTAGGTCGAGCCGTCAATAACGTAACCGGGACCAAACGCCCAGGAATCTAAAATGTCGCTACTTGAAGAAGTATGCGCAAGCGTCATGGACCGGGCTGTTGTGGACAGCCTGGAACTGACCTGCGCGGTATGGCCTAACAATTTCCGCCTGGTGCAGGGGTTCAAAGACCTGCGCCTTGGCTATGGCAATGGCGCCTATCAGGACTTTACAGCAGCCCCTATGGGGCTTGTCCTGCCTGACAGGAATGCTGGAGCGGGCCAGAAAATCACCTTTGCCATCGACAACGTGACCGGCGAAGCGCAGCGCGCCATTGACTCCGCAATCGCCGCAGGGCACGACGTCATTTTGACGTTCCGCCGCTACGTCGAAGGGGAGTATTACGGGCCGGCAGAACGCCCGTTCACTGCCGTGGTGCGGACCGGCGGCATTACCGGCTACACCGTCCAGTTTGACGCAGGATTCAACAACATTCTGGACCGCAAGTATCCACACGACATGTATTCACTCGACTACGCGCCGGATCTCGCATATCAATGAACTGGATTAACAATTATCTCGCAACTGTCAGCTACCTTGACGGCGGTCGCGGAGAGGACAACCAATATGACTGCTGGGGGCTGGTGCGCGAAGCGCGCCACCTTCACTGCGGCATGCGCCTGCTGCCATCATGGGGAGAAGTGCGCAACACCAACCCTCGAGCGTTCACAAAGGCGTATCGCACTGAGGCGAAAAGCATGCAGGAGTGCCGTCCGGAGCACGGCGCGGTCGCTGCTGTTTTCGCTGGGCGCATTTGCGTGCATGTCGGCCTTGTTGTTGATGTCGGAAATGGCCGCCTGATGGTCCTTGAGGTCAACCCGCACAAGCGTGTAAACGTGTCGCGCGTGGTAGACTTTGAGGCCAGTTATCCCAAGGTGATCTATTACCGTGATTAAGGTCTACTCATCCAAGTTGAGCGCCAAGCCGACCGAAACGCACGACATCACGTCAGGCACGGTAGGCGGCTGGCTGTCCGAAAACATCAAGGCCTACCGGCGCGACATGCCGCAGAAGTTTTCCGTCATCATCGACGGGGAGCATATCCCGCAGATGCTCTGGCATGACAAGCTGATTGACAAGTCCAGCGACGTGCGCATTGTTGTCGAGCCGAAAGGCACTGAGCTGTTCATCGGCGCCCTGTTCCTTGCCGCGACGCGCATGATGTCGCCAAAAATCCCCAAGCTGAACAACCTGAATACAAAGCAGGGCGAGGGGCTTGACGGGCCAGCAGCCAAGGGCAACAAGATCAAGGTCAACGAGGCGCGCCCTGAGCTGGCTGGCACCTTCAAGATTTATGGTAACTACCTTAAGCCGACTCGAACCTGGTTTGCCGACAAGCGCGACCAGCGCATTGAAATGTGCCTTGACCTGGGCATTGGCGAAATAGACTTTGCCCCGTCCGACATCTACATTGGCGAAACCAACATCACGTCGTATGGCGACGGCGCGTCGTGGAAGGTCTACAAGCCTGGCCAGTCACTGGCTGGCGACCCGCGTGCTGTGTGGTGGCACAACATCAAGGAAGTAGGCGGCGGCTCGGACGGCTCCACCGGCCTGACCATGACCGAGGCGGAAGACATTACCGCCAGCTATGTGGCCTATTCGCACCGGTTCAACGCCAAGACCATCAGCATTCCAGCCGGCTCTGGATCGTTCCCCTCAGACTGGACTGCGGGCATGATCGTTCGCGTGGTTGTGCCGTATGTTTACGAGGTCGTGGACAGCCCTACCGGCGACATCATCCGTGGCGACAACCTGACCATGCTGGCGCCATATGTCGGCCAGCGCATCGAGATTCAGGGCGCTGGGTTCACCGGCATCTATACCGTGCGCACAGCTAATCCAGGCCAGCCAGCACAGCCAGAAGTGACCGGATCCGCCGCGTACTTCACGGGCAATAGCTCTCCGTCTACGTTCGACTTTAGCGTCACCCCTGAGACGTTCGCGGTCAAGGTCGGAACCACCAACTACAACATCACCATCAACACCAACACCACCAACCTGGCAGGCCTTGTCGCAGCCATTAACGCAGCTCGCGGGCCCGCCCCTATCGAGGCTATCGCCTCGGGTACTCTCGTGCGCATACGCGACCGCACGACGCCTTACGACGGGCGCCCGGTAACCATGGCGACCATGACCACGACCAAGATTTTCGGCGCATCCACTACCGCCGTCGCTGGCGTGGCGTATAGCCCTGCCGTTCCAGCGGTCCCGGCCAGCATTACCCTGAACCTGCCGGACGGCACCGTGGCTACGCAACTCCCTGCCGGCATGCACTCAATGGCAATCGCTCCAGATGGCATGCGATACCGGCTGGCCGCAGTAACAGCTCAATCGCTGAGCGTGGAGCGGCTGACATCTACCGGCGGCACCGATACGTCGTTCCCTGGATTCGTTCTTCTGGACACCCCGAGCGCCGTAATTACGCTGGATATTTCCAACCTGACCGGCGGCTATCGCGGTCCGTTCGCGGCGTGCCCTGAAGGGGAAAAAACAGATCTTATCGAGTGGGATGTTTTTCACCCGCAGGGCCTGTGCGGCATCGGTCGAGAGGGTCAGATATACGCCGTCAGCTCGTTCCATGCGCTGGAGTACCGCGACGCTGACATTGCCGGTCCGTGGACGCGCGTAGACGTCCAGCACTCTGGCGGCAAGCGCGACGCAATGGGGTTCACCTATCAAGTGCAGCTTCCGTACATGATGCGCGCAGAGATAAGGATAGTTAAGCGGTTCGTGCATCAAGGCGGAAGGACTGACAGCGAAAAGCAGGATGAAATTGTATGGTACGGCGCTCGCGCTCGCCTGCCAGGCAACGCCACCGTTTACCCTAACTCGACAGTTCTTTGCCTAACCGTTCGAGGGGGTGATCGCCTTTCGGCCAGCTCGGAAAATCAGGTATGGGTGCGCGGAACTCGCGTCCTTCCGGTGCGCCGCAACGGCCAATGGATGCCTAAGCAGAAGACCAGCGAAATCGACGCCTACTGCCTGGCAGTGCTGAAAAGCGCCGGATACACCGACGAACAGCTGGACCTGGCCGAATGGGATCGCCTTGGCGAATTCTGGCGCAATCGCGGCGACACATTCAACTGGCTGTTCAAAGAGCAGGCCACCGTGCAACAGGTAGTCGAAAAGGCGCTTGCGTGCGGCTTTGCTGAGCTTACCGTGCGGCACGGCCTGCTTACCCCGGTGCGCGATGAGCCGCAGTCTGTTTTCCAGGCGCTCTACACCTTCGACACGCAAACCGAGGATGAGCCGCTAGACATCCGCTTCGAGCTGCCTTCAGAGGATGACTTTGACGGGATCGACGTTCGCTATATGGATGCCCGCCAGTGGCAGATTGCGACGGTCAAGTGCCGGATCCCGGGCGCTCCAGCGGCCAAGCGTGTCAAGGTAGTTGACGCGGACGGCATCAGTGATCGCAACAAGGCCTATCAGTTCGGCATGCGCCAATTGCAGGAGCAGAAGTACCAGCGCAAAACCTGCATGTGGGGGACCAAGATGGCGGCCTTCAATAGCCATTATATGGACTACGTCCAGGTAGGCGGCGAAGCTCCAGGCTATGCCGTGTCGTGCGTCATGGATGGCTATGATGCGGCAACGCGCACCGTCACCCTAGACCGGGATATCGATTGGGATAGCCTGCCAATGCCTTACCTGGCGTCCGTGCGCATGCTGGACGGTCGCTGTCATGGGCCGGTACAGGTTACCAAGGTTTCTGCGGATAGCTTCCGGCTGCCAGCTGCGCTGCCGTTCGCTCCGCAAATCGACGTGCAGGGCGTAGAGCCGCCTTATGTAATGGTTGGCCAGGGCTACGCCGTGCAAATCACCGACATCAAGCCAGACGGCACCCGCGCAGCGTCCTGCGAGGCGCGCTTCTACTCGCCCGAGCGCTACGCCTTTGACGACGCCACGGCGCCAGTCGGCGCCTGATAGAATAGCCACTTGTAAAGGAGGGCCTGACAAGTGGCTAAATCAACCATCAACTGGCCTAAGAGCCTACCGCCTGGACTCCAGGCGGGGCGCTCTTACCGCCGGCAATCCCCTAACGAGCGGTCGAAAATGGCATCAGGTCGCGCAATTCAGCGCCGCGTATACCCTGGAGCCCCGTGGTACGGTCAGATTTCATGGCTTATGAGTGACGTACAGGCTCAGGCCTTCATGGGCTGGGCGCGCGACGTACTGATGGACTGCAACTATTGGTTCAACTCGCCGCTGCGCACGCCGCTTGGGTACGGGATGCATTCGGTACGCATTGTCGACCACTACGACGGGCCATCCATGGCCGGTCCAGGCTTGTGGTCATTCAGCGCGGAAGTCGAGTTTGATGATGGCCCGCTGATACCGGTAGGAGAGGGTGAGTTCCCCGACGACGTGGTACAATCCAGCATATTTGACCTAACCATGAACAAGGAATGGCCCACTAATGAGTGATATGTATATGACCGGAAATCCGGTCCCGTCCTCAGACGCAAAGGACAGGTACGACAACTCGATCGTTCTTGATCGCCTGATCAACGGCGACGAGGCGGCGTACCTGAACAGGATCGGTAAATACGTCATGTCCCTTAACGGCATGCGAAAAGAGGTGTCCGAATTCCTCCTCAAGAGCGGGTATGAGCATATCGGAGACTATGCCGACGGTCCACTACTTATTGAGCGGCCAAATCAAATTTTTTCCATGGACGGGGAATTTTGGCGCCCTTCGGCATCGCTTGTTCTGCCGTACACAACCACGGGGTTCTGGTCGTCAGATAAATGGAACTTCGTCTCGGTCGGCGACGCCTCGCTGCGCCAGGAGCTTGCCAGCGATACCGGGGCAAGCCGCGTAGGCATAGGTGGCGGGGTCGTTAGCGATTACATCGGGGATCGTGTCCATGTGCGCAAGTTCGGCGTTAAGCCGGGGCTCGCATACGACAACTCGACAGCAGTAAAGAACGCCATCATTGCCGGCGTACCCTTGAACTGGGGTAAGAAGGGCGACATCATCCGCGTGACTGAGCGCATCAACGTTACGGCATTGGGCGCCGTTGACTGGTACAGCTCTGGTGCGAAGATTCTATTCGATCCGCCGGCCGTTACAGTTGCGCACGCTCTCGATATCGACATCCTTGGCGGCGTGCGCCACTCCATCAAGGGCGAGCTGTACATTGACGGCCAGGATAAGGCAAGCGTAGGTCTGCGCCTGTTCAACCGGGCTGAAGGATTCCCAGCCGCCTACGGATACGCTTCGCTGCGCGGCGTGCACGTATCCAATATTTTCAGGGCAAACAACACCGCAGATGGCGGCGACGGCATCATTTTGCGGGGCGCTTTCCGCCAGATTGATATTGACCAGTGCACCGTTGATAACGTGCATATGGCTGCCGGCGCCGGTATTGTTGGGTCTGCTGGTGTTACCGGAATTACCGTGTCGCCACAGGCGGCAGGCTACCCGGTCATGGTTAACTGCTCCCGCCTCGATATCAGGAACATCAAGAGCGACGATCCGTCAGTACAGGACGACCAAGATGGCCTGCGCGTCTTCTCTGGATGGGGTACGCGATCCGGCAATTCGGAAAACATCCTTAACGTTTCTGACAGCCAGTTCACCGACTGCTATGGCCGGTCGATCAAGGCGCAGACGGAAGTGTCGTTCATTCGCGGGTGCAAGTTCGCAGCTTATGGCGGACCTACGCTAGGCCGAAACCAGGACATTGACCTCCAGGTCGGCGGCGGCGTGGTTCGCGACTGTACCTTCTACTACGCCAACCAAAGGTCATGCCCGGCCACTTCTGTGAGCTTCCAGCCCGCCCCTGGCTGGGAAGCCTTCTCCGGCGTTGCCAGCGACCTGAAAATCTTCATCGCCTCTGGCACGCTGCAAAGCACGGTGGCAACGTACCCGCGAGCTAGAACCCAGCATCGCACGGTAGTGCGCGGGGTTGACTGTATAGGCGCGGTTAGCAGGCTTTTGGATGCGGTCGTGTGGTCCGGAAAGTCAGACTTCTCCGTTAGCGACTGTACGGTAAACAATCTAGACCTTGCGTTGGTTCGTGTTACCGCCAACGGCGCCGGCGGATCGCCGTACAGCACGAACGTCAGCATTAAGGGGTGCACTAACCTCGGCGCCGAAAAGCCGCTTGTAATAGACTCAATCGCTGGCGTTGCGGCTAAGGCCACCGTATCCGACATGGACTGCATCGGCTTTGCGCGATCCCCGGTAAACGACTCCGGCCAGAAGGGCGGCTTAACACGGATCCCGTACCGGGCAGGCACGTCGAACATCAGCGGGACCGACTACATAGAAGGCAGGCTTCTTGCGGCTGGTGAGGTGTGGGATCTTGGCGTTCCGGGGTATTCCGGTCGCGGGCTGATGCGGGTGGCGTCCACTCTGTCGATTGCTGCGCAGGGCGAGATTGCATTTAGCAGCAGCGGAGCGACAAGGACGGCAGAAAGATCGGTTGGCGCAACCGGGCTTGTCGTAGGCAATACCGCCCAGCCGTCAACCGGAGAGCTTCAAGTGTGGTTTGACACATCGCTAAAAATCAGGAACAACTCAGGGGCATCAGCAGTTGTTACGGTGAACATCCTGGGATAAAAATAAAACCCCTCAATTGAGGGGTTTTTTTATGGCTTGGTATCCGCCGCATGCATTGCACTGGAGGACGCCAAGTGACTGGAAGAAAACTGCGGTGCCGGTAAGGCTGTGCTTGTGTCCGCAATTGCGCCATACAGGCATCCCGGCAACCTTTCCGGTTGGGGCCATATTGTGACCCCTGGCAATCTCGCTGGCGTGAATCACCGCGCCGAATCCCGGTGACCACGGATGTCGTTGTGCAGGTCGGACCATTGGCGCATCGTGATCCCGCCGCCAGTGTAGGCGCCAGTAGCGGTAGCGAAGGCTGCGGCGTAGCACTCGCCCTGGGTTGGGCCTGGATTGCCGGCGTCCAGGCCCATATTGCGGTCGGCGTCCTTGAGGTGATCGCGCACCATGCGCTGGACGGTTTCGAAACTGTTAGACTTACCCATGCGGCGTGCCCTCCCGGCAGTAAATAGGAGGTCATTCTATCAACCAAGAACCAATGTTCAAAGAACATTTAGGAATAAGCATGGACAAGAAGCAAGCTTTCTTGGCGACCATCGCATATAGCGAAGGGACCGACCACCCCAGGCAGAAGACGGCCAACAAGGGCTATGACGTCATCGTCGGTGGCGCGCTGTTCACCGACTACAGCAAGCATCCTGGCGTGTACGTCAAACTCCCCAAACTCGGCATCACATCCAGCGCCGCCGGGCGCTACCAGATCCTTGAGAAATTCGCCAAGCACTACATCAAGGAGCTGCGCCTGCCCGACTTCGGCCCAGCCAGCCAGGACGCCATTGCCTGGCAGCTGATTGGCGAATGCGGAGCAAAGGCAGACGTCAATGCCGGAAACTTCGAAGCAGCGATTCGCAAGTGCAAATCCCGCTGGGCTTCGCTGCCGGGCGCCGGATACGGGCAAAACGAGCACACCATTGAGCACCTGCGGGGGATCTATGACGAAGCGCTTCGTAGCTAGCCTTCTGGCGGCCTTCCTGGCCGGCTGGATCGTAAACGGCTGGTACACTGACAGTCTCGCATATGTCGCCTCCCAGGCGGCCCGGGCGGCCCAGGACAGGGCCAATCAACGCGAGTTCGATCAAGCGGTAGCCCTGGACAAGTGGCTGGCCAAAAACGCAACCAACGAGAGGACCATTATCCGTGAAAGTGTCAAGCTGGTTGACCGCCCTGTTTATCGCAATGTGTGCCTTGACGATGACGGGCTGCGCCTCATCAACGCCGCAAAAAACGGGACAAGCTGGCCTGCTGAAGGAATGCAGAATTCCCGCTGACGTCACCGGCCTGGACGGTAACGCCGCGCGGGATGCGCTGATTGACTTCGGGGCCGCCATCAATGAGTGTGCGGCCCTGAATCGGTCGAAGGCTGAGCATATACGCAATAACTCTGCATTGCGTGACTGAATGATCCTTTACGGTGCGGGGCATTGTCTATTGCCCACGGGAAAGCCCCGCACCGGCATTCAGCCTTTTTCCCTTCCGCGCCTGACTGGCGATACCGGTCAACGTAAAACTTGCCACCGCACGCGCACTTCGGGCGCTCAATGTAGTGCGCGGGATCCTGATTGAACGTCTTACGTGCGCGGCACTTGCCGCAACGGCTCTGGTAGATCATTTGTAATACGCCTCATCACCAACGCACTGACGCAAGTAATTTTTAGCGTTGCAGTAGTAGTCCCACGGGGCAGTCCCCGGCTTGTGCGTCCATTCCCCGCCACTTAAGCGCTGCACCAGATACGACCTGTAGTCGCGGGCGCGGCGCAAAATGCGGTGATCACCGCGAACCATCATTACCTTTTCGCTGTATTTCGTCATAACTCACCTATACTTGATCGCCGCCCCAGTCATCCCAGTGCGGCCTATGAATCCTGACCTTTTCGGCCCTTACCTGTTCCTGTTTCGCCAGGCGCTTCGCTCTGCCTGCCGCATGGATCTTTAGCGCGGCCTCGCGGACCAGATCGCCTATCTGTGGGTGAAAGTCGTGGTCCAGCATGTGCGCCCGTAGATGCTTGCCGGCCTGCAATACCTTCTCCGCAGCCTTGTACACGTTGAACTCCAGAATGGTGGCCGGCACCGAATCAATCGGTGCCTCACCTTTCCAGACCAGCGCTAATTGGTCGTAGATACGCGCCATTCTTCGAATGCCTCCATTGCAGCCTCCCAGCCGAACGCGACGCAGCAAAACGCGCCCTGACCCTGCGCAGCCATCAGGTAAGGCAACTGGCCTTCCTGGAGCGTGGAAAGGGTGCGATCCTGGCGCTTCAGCTCGCAAAGGAACGACACGCGCCCCGGAATCATGATGTCAGGGGCTCCGACAGCCATGCCCTCCATTTTCTCGCGAGCCACCTGCTGGACGGTCTTCTTGCCCTCGTTGCGAACATGGACGACCAACAGGCCGAACGTATCTGGATACTTGAGCCGCAGTTGATTAACGAAAGTGACCTGTTCCGCCGTCTCGCGTGGGCACTTCTTGTTTCGGTAGTCCGGGTTTCCGTAGCACTTGATACCTTCAGGGATTTTCATAGTCCGTCGCTGTCCGCTTCCTGGTTGTAGTTGTAAACCCTAAACATCCCGCTCTTTGCGTCCTTTCGGTACGTGACCGTGTCCGGCCAGACCGCCAGGTTTCGCGTTGCTGCTTGGAAGTTCTCCCATTCAGCCATTCGCGCGGGGCTTGTGCTTTCCACCTGGTAATAGATGGTGAATTGCCTGTACGGCGTCCGGTAGTTGACAACGCACTGCCGGTTTCCCTTGAGGCTTGTGTTGTACTGGTACGTCATGCCCACGACTTCGTCGCACTGGACCTGGGTAGGGTCTTTTTTCTGGCGCTTAAAGTCAATCCTTAATTTTTCATTCGGGTCGATAATCTCGCACTTGCACGCCTTGCAGTACCTAGCGGCAATGTCGTTATCGTACCCGCAGGATTCGTCCGGGCACTTCTTGCTCGACCAGCGGTATTCGCACTGGTATGAATGACCGTCTCGAGCTGGGTGCATGGCCTGGCAGCGCCTGCCGTGGTGCGCAGGCATCGGAAGCATGATCGGCTCGCCATCCGCGCCAAGCTCTGCGGTGGGCACCATGACGCGGGAGCCAGCCAGGTCCACAAAGTACCCCTCGTCGTCGATTGCGTGCCCTTCGTCGTTCTTGCGGCAGCTAAAGACGTTCACCATCCGGCATGCGGGGCACTTGACGTCGATAGGCGCGCCGCTGGTGCCACTGAGGGATGCCTTGACGTCCGGCTTGAAGATGTCGCCATCTGGACAGTGGCGCTCAATGTTCTCCGCGTAGTCCAGGATCAAGACGTGGTCCTTGCCCTCGAACAGGCGCAGGCCGCGACCGATGATCTGCTGCATCAGGCCCAGGCTGTCAGTGGCGCGCAAGATCGCAATCACGTCAACGTGCGGCGCATCGAAGCCGGTAGTCAATACGGCGACGTTGACCAAATACTTGATCTTCTGCGCCTTGAACGCCTTGATAATGCGTTCACGCTCCTTTTTCGGGGTGTCGCCAGTGACCATGGCCGACAGCTCGGGAGGTAGCGACCGCATACACTCCTCCGCGTGCTGGATGGTCGATGCGAACACCATGACGCCGCGCTTGCCCCTGGACTGGTGGACCACGTCCGCCATGATCGCCGCAGTCTTGCGGTTGTCGCCCATGAACGCCCGGTCGATAGCCGCATCCACGTCCTTTTTCGTGCCATTGTCCATGGCGTTGAAAATCTCTGCGGAGTTGTAGCCGACCACGCCAAGCGCACCCATAAGCGGCGGCGTCAGGAACCCTAGCTCGATAAGCTCGCCAGCCAGGATGGAATAGACCTTTTTGACAAAGTACGGATCCTTTGCCTGTTCGTCGGTCATCACCTTCCCGTTTTCGTCCATGCGGTAGATATAGCCGCCACCAAGGACGTATGGCGTGCCTGTGAGGCCGATAACGCGAACGTTGGGGGATACCTCCCGGATATCATCAATAATGCCCCTGACGGTCGCCGTCATGCCCTGGGCTTCGTCCACGATAATCAAGCCGATTCGACTGCCGACCTGCTTGGCCACCTTCTTAAACGAGCCTGGCGAAGCGAATACGACGGCATGCCGCAAGTCCTTGCGACCGGCAGCGGCGCAATAGATCGATGCGGGCTCGCCAGTGAGCAAATACTTTTCGTGGTTCTGTTCTACCAGCTCCTTGGACGGCGCAAGGCAAAGCGTGCTCTTGCCGGACATCTTGTGTACGCGGTAGGCCAGGTCGGTGACCAGCAATGACTTGCCGGCCCCGGTAGCAGCCTCAATCAAGCATGGATCCAGACTGCGCCGGATCCAGTTGAATGCCGCGTCCGATGCGTTCTGCTGATACGGGCGCAGGGTGTATTTCATGGCTTACTCAAAGGTCCATTTTTCAGAAGGGGCACCACGATACTTGGAAAGGTCGGCGTCTGGCAACAACTCTTTTACCGCCTTGGAATAGGAGATACTACCCTCGGTCGGGATGCGCAAAAGCTTTCGGCCCGAAAGCATTGCGGAGTCGTTCTTTGCCGCCTTCTTCAGCTCCTCCAGGATCTCCGCCTTTCGCGCCTTGGCGTTGGTTTCAATGACGGCCTGGTCGTCATACTCCTGGATCATCTGACGGACGCGCTCGTTGTCGATCTCCTTGAGAAGCGGCGCCAAGTGGTCCTTGTTTTTGGTTTCAGGCTTGTACACGCCTTCGTAAAACTCGCCAAGCTGCTGCATGCAGCGGTCCACGAATTCAGGATCAAGGTGGACGACCTTTGCAGTCTGCGCGCACACAGCCCATTGGAAGAAGACGCCCCACTTAGCACCGGCAAGGTGCATTTCGATTTGCATTTGCGCGTACATGTGAGGCTGATCGTCAAGCGACTTGAAATCGCGCTTGTCGGCAATGTCGCGCTGGCCAAACGGGGTGCGGATGAATACAAGGCCCATGCCTTCGAACTGGTCTGATCGGGCCATGCTCGGGTGGCTGGACATGATCTTGGACAGCGGCTTGGCGATGTCAACCTTGATGATGTTGCGCTTGAACTGGTTTTCAAACGCCACTTCAGCAGCCTGGCGCATCTTGTCGTTGTATTCTGCAGCGATGTTCGCCACATACTCCGATTCGGCGTTGTGGTATTCGCGCACCATCTGGCGGATGACCTGCTTGCGGGTCATGGACTTAGAGACGCCCAGGATGGCGGCAACGCAACCCATGGTGATCTTTGGGTGGACCTTGCGGGCGGCGCGCTGCTTGTCGGCCTTGGCCTTTGGGCCTGGGCAGGTTTCTTCAAGTTCGGCTTCGGCTTGGCCGCACACCCTGCACAGCGCCAAGACAACATCGCCGTGCCCGTCCGTGATTGCATCAGGAGCGCCGCTGTCGCCGTTTTTGTAGTAGTCGTGTTGCTTGGACATGGTTGTTTCTCCCTGGTAACAGAAGGGCGCCACGCGGGCGCCCAGGTGGGTTTAGATCGACTTACCGCCATCGGCTGACCGGTGCTCAAGCTTGTGGTCTGGTCGCTTCTGGTTGTACGCCAGCTTGCGCACGACAGCTTCCGGCACCGGAAGGTCGAGTCCGCCAGCCAGGTCGAGCAGGCGGATGATGCAGTCAGCAATCTCGACAGTGAGCCCGTTCATGTCAGGCAGGTGATCGTCATTGCGGTCGCCCTTGCGGTAGGACTCCAGGCCTTCCGACAGCTCACCAACCGACAGCATGAGCTTGGAGATAACCCACAGCTTGAGGAACTTTTTAGGCCAGGTGCGGACATCCTCGCCGGTTTCCGTGTCGATCCACCAGCCGCTATGGGCGGCAAGGCCGTAGCACAGGTTTTGGGCGGTAGCCAGGCCATCCAGGACAAGTACCGGGTTCGAGTTGGCCGGGATGCGGTGAGCTACGTTGCGGACCGCGTTGATATCGTCCAGGGCCTTTCGGGTTGCATTGGTATCGTATTTCATGGATTGGTTCTCCCGGTTAGTAAGGGTTTTTGGCTTCGCCGTTTATTCGGTGCCACTCCCGGTGATGCTCATTGCAAAGCCATCTGACGTCATAAACTTTGTCATAGTCGTCGTGATGGGCGTGAGGCTTGTAGCTTGACCCGCACACCTCGCACGGCTTCTTTGTCATCTTGCCGTCACGTAGCGCGTTATTTACCGCGTTGTGAGCCTTGCGCTTTTTAGGTTCGCGCTTTATGTAGGCCTCCTTTGCGGCATGCGACCTTTCCCGGCCCCTGTCGGTATTTGAGTAGGCCAGCCTTGCCGCAACCCTGTGAGGCTCATTGGCCCTTGCGTCATCATAGGTCTTTTGGCATTGCTTGCACCTTGCGGCCAGGCCGTCCTTTGATGCCGCCCGCCTATGGAACTGGTCGCGCTCCTTGCTGGTATCGCATACGTTGCAGTGCTTCAAAAAAAGGCCCTCATATGTAAAAGAGGGCCTACTTTAGTCAGCTATAAAAGGAATGTCAAATCAAAACGGGATATCGTCCGAGAACGCATCGAAGTCCTGCGCCGGCTGCGGGCGCGACTGCTGCGGACGCTGACCGCCACCCTGGCCGCCACCTGCCGGAGCGGTGCGCGGTGCACGCTGGCCGCCAGCTGCTTCGAGCATGCGGGACCACTCGGCATTGGTGCTGGCCACTGCCGCTTCCTGGTCTTCCTTGCTCATGTCCTGGAAGCCGGCACCCGGATCCACCGAGCGCACCCAGTTGGTGCGGAAGTAATCGACTTCGTTTTCGATCTTCGCGCCGTCCTTGATGTCGGACACGAACACTTCGAGGCCCAGGGTCATCACCTTCGTCATCAGGTACTTCTGAAGCATGATGTCATCGGGCGCCTTCTGCTGCTTGTGCAGGTTGCCACCGGCGTTGCCGTCGATTGCGGCCAGCATGCGCAGGGCGGCCATGCGCTTCTTCTTCAGCTTCTCCGGCGTCTCGCGAACCCAGTTCGGCGCGGTGGCGAACTCATGGCAGCGGACGTGCAACTTCTGGCGGACAGTGCGGCCCGAGTAGCACTTAGGCGCCATTACTTCCCAGTTGATCTGGATGAACGTACCTTCGCGCTCGCTGGTTTCCCACTTGATATCGGCAATCATCGCCTTGACGCGAGTGCCAGCCGGGATAGGCATTGGGCTGCCGCCACCCTCGGTCTTGTGGCTGGTGCTGGACTCAACGACTTCGCCTTCTACTTCCCAGAAATTACCGGACATGTGTTTTGTTTCCTCAAATCGAAATGGTTAGGGTTGGCCGGTAGCGCACCGGCCAGGCGTCAATCTGCTTTACAGTTGCGGCTCATCGTCGTCAAACGAAACGTCGCTGGAGGCTTCGTTTGCCGGCAGGGCGTCATCTTGTGCGACTTGCTCTGCATGGTCAACAACTTTTTCGCTTTCTTCGGTCACGTCCTTGGCGGAGTCGCAATAGCCGTTCTCGACGTAATACGGAATGTACTTGAACAGCGGGTTGACCGGCGCCGGATTCGAGCGCGGATTAGGCAGCTCGATTGGTTCGCCATCTGGCAGGCCGAAACGGTTTTTCGACACGTTTGCGGGCGTCGGGTAGCCGATGAATTCGCGAGTGCCATCGGAGATTGCCTTGCCTGCCTTGCCCTGGCTGTTCTTGGTTTCAGCCTTCGCACCGCGCACCAAGCGCTGCTGCTGGATAAATCCGACCATGTCCACGTCATCAACCCACGGCGCGAGGCTCTTTTTGCCGAGTCGCAATTGGTGGCGCATGTAGTTGTCGCCGTCCGGCGGCTCGATAGTCTCGACTTCGCTGTGCGCGATGATGATGACGGCCATGTCGCCATGCTGATTCAGGTGGCCGAGCGCCTTGCGGATGCGGGCGTGCTGCGCGCCTACCGCCTTCACGCCGGCACCGAAACCGCCGCACGCCTGGTTGATCGACAGCGGTCGGTTAGGATCGTTCTCCACGATCTCTTTTTCGATCATCGTTTCCATGCGGGTCACGCTGTCGAGGATGACCGTCTTGCAGCCGTGGTCCTTGCGATGTTTCCAGACGTATTGGATCTGGTCGATGACCTGCTGAGTGGTTTCACATACCGGCATCAGCTTAGGACGGAATGCGTCCGGCACCGACTCCACGCCGTCCTCAACGCGAATCAGGATCGCGGAAGGGAACATACAGGCCAGCGTGGTCTTGCCCTGACCCGGCTCGCTGAACAGGGTGACAAAGGGAGGGCGCCGTTTTTCGTTCTCGATAATCATGTGTCTCTTTCTCCGGTGGCTTGATGCCTGTCGTTGTGACAGGGCGGACTTTACGGAAGCAAGCTGTGACGGTCAAGCATTTTTTTAACAATTAATCGGTTAACATTAAGAGCGATAGATTGACTTACTATCTATCCTATCTATACTAGGAGCCACTTTGACGCACACGCGGGAGACGCGAGTAATGAGCAATACCCTTTCGGACGCAATCAACTTCATGGATGCTGGCTATCGAGTGTTCGGCCTTTACGGTGCGAACGAAGAGGGCGGATGCGGATGCGGCTATGCGGAGTGCAAGGCAGCTTATAAGCACCCACGCACCAGCAACTGGCAGGTTACCCCGGAATGGTCTGATGAGCAGCTTGAGGGCCTGGAGTACCTTGGCCACTTCAACACGGGCTATGGCGTCCTGGTGCGCGGCCTGCTGGTCGTGGACATCGACGCGCGCAACGGCGGCGTTGAGTCCTACATGCAGCTTTGCGAGGATCTCAACCTTGACCTGGCAGTAAATAGCGGGCTGACCGTCCAGACCGGTTCGGGCAACGGATCCATGCACATCTATTACAAGGCACCTGAAGGCGTGTCGCTGGTGCAGACTCACAAGAAGTACAAAGGTATCGACTTCAAGTCCTCGGGATTCTGCGTAGGGCCGGGCTCAATGCACGCCAGCGGAAACCGATACATCCAGATCATCGGCAGCCCGAGCGAGATCGGGGAAGCCCCGCATGAGCTTATCACCCTGCTGAAACGCCCGGACGCCTACCGGGCCGACCGCGACGGCGAGCAAATGGACATCACCGACAGCGACCTGCGCGACATGCTGTCCTATATCGATCCGAGCTGTGACCGGCCCACCTGGATCTCCATTGGCATGGCGCTGCATCACGCCACCGGTGGCGCAGGCTTCGAGCTGTGGGATTCGTGGTCGTCGCGCAGCGGTGACAAGTACCCAGGCCCCAACCCGCTGCGAAACCAGTGGGACCGCTTCGGCAAGGCCGGCAACCCAGTCACGCTGGGGACCGTCTTTTTCCATGCGGAGCAGGCAGGCTGGAAGCCAACCCAGGAAGAAGATCCGACGTTTGAGGCTGGGAGTTGGATGGCGGCGCTTGCCGCAGGCGATGCTGTCAAGCCGGTTGAAGAAGTCGCGGAGCAGATCATCGACCGCGACAACAAGGTTCGCACCGTATCCACCCGCCACCCGTTCCACGTTGACGGCGTTGACCTGCTGCGCCCGCCTGGGTTCGTTGGCGAGCTGTGCAAGTGGATCAACGGGCAGTCGCGATTCCCTCGGGAGAACCTGGCGGTCGGCGCGGCCCTTCAGTGCGTATCCAACGTTGCCGGCCTGCGCTACACCGACGACATGGATGGCGTCACAACCAACCTGTTCACCATGTGCGTGGCCGGATCAGCAACCGGTAAGGAAGCCATCCTTCAGGCCGTCCAGGACGTTCACCGGGCCGCAGGGATCGTCCGCGCCGTGCATGGCTCCATCAAGTCTGAACAAGAGATCATTCGCAACCTGCTGGACAACCAGGCCGCCCTGTACACCATCGACGAATTCGGGATCCTGCTGAAGACCATCACCAGCTCTAAAGAGGCTTACCACGCCGGCGTGATCGGCGCCATGATGTCGGCCTACTCGAAGGCAAACAGCTTCATGCCGCTCAACGGTGACACTAAGCGCGACGTCCGCAAGACGTTGATCGGAGAGCGCGCCAGTGTGCGCAGGGCTATGGACGAGAACGAAGGCGACGCCGGCCAGCTGGCTCGACGGCTCAACCAGCTGGAGCGCGCCATCAAGTCCATCGACAGCGGTCTAGAGGCCCCGTTCCTGTCGATGATCGGCTTCACCACTCCCGTGACCTTCGACAGCCTGGTCACCTATGAGCAGGCCACCAACGGCTTTATCGGTCGCTCCATCATCATCCAGGAGCGCGATAGCAACCCGCGAGCCAAGCGCAACTATAAGAAGCCGGAAATGACCCCGCGCATGCAAATGACCCTGGTCGGCATGTACGACGGGGGTCACTACGACATGGAAGAACACCGAGTCGAATACTACGGCGAGCGCGAAGCCATCCCGACCACCCAGGAAGCCCGCGACATGCTCGACCAGGTTGGCGAATGGGCCTGGCAGAAGGCGGAGCATCACCGCGACACCACCGGCCTCGAATCGATCCCGCGTCGAGCCCGAGAAATGGTATCGAAGCTGTCCCTGATCCTGGCAGTCCCTGGGCGCATGCGAACCGCCGAGCATGTCCGCTGGGCCTATGCGTTCATCGAGCGGGACATTCGCGACAAGTGCACCCTGGCGCACTCGAACCGCATGGAGCAGGTGGAGCAGGGCAACAGCAGCGAGCAGCAAGCCATCCTGGCAATGGTCGCCAAGATCAAGGCGCGCCTGTCGTTCGACGAGTGGGAAACCATGGGCGCCCTGCGCAACCGGATGGCGCGCGGCAAGGAATCCCTATTCATGTCGTCGCTCGAAAAGCTGGTCATGGCCGGACAGGTGATCCGCGAGGAGTACACGGCGCCGCACAACAACAAGAAGGTCACAAGGCTGCGGCTCAACGAGGCGCACGCGGACGCCCAGTAACAGACAAGGCCCTTCGGGGCCTTTTCTTTTGCCTGTCAAGCATGCTTGACAAGATTTCCTTACCCAAAAGTCAGGATTTGACATGCAGTCCAGGCTGTGAGATACCGAACCTGCCCCAGGAAAAAAGGCGTCTGAAACGGCCCGTCGTCGTCGGATTAGGACTAGCTAGTACGCTATATACTCAATAGATAGACCGGTGAACGGGTCGTCGAACCCAGGAAATACGGCTATTCAGTATAGATAGTCTACATAGGACAAGCCTTCTAGTAGCTGGCAAGCAACCCCCAGCTCCCGTTAGTGGCATGATATCTAACTATCTACGCTATCTAACCGCTACAGACCCTCTACAGCCCAGCAATTACGGGCTTCCAATACATAGCGCACCCCAAGCGCAGACAACCTATCTAGCCAGCCCGGCCGCTTTCTATCAAGATCGAGTGCGGCGAAGCTTTCTTTGAGCCTCGCGCGTTAAAAGAGAGCCATTAACTATATACTCTCTAATAAGAGGATCTAGTGAAAAAAGAATTTGCATATCAGCATCAGGTGCGGCATGATGGCCGCTCACATTGGGAGGCAGCATGAAAGACCAGATTCGCAAGGCGCTCGGAGAGGCAATCACGGCCCGTTTCGCGGGGCGCATCAACCTGAAGCACGGCCAGAAGGCCCTGGCGGCAGAGTTCGGACTGACGCAGCCGGATATCTCGCTGTGCCATCGCGGGCAGTGGGAGCGCATGTCAACCGACAAGATGCTTGATATCGCAAGCAAGGTCGGGGTGGCAGTCGTCGGCCAGGTCGTTTTCGGGGTAGATGACGGCTCGGATGCGGACAAGAAATTCGTGTCAGTAGTCGAGGCAAAGGAGGCTGCCATTACCGCAGCCGTAGCGCACGTTTTTGACGACTCTTGCCCTATGTGAGTGGGGTAGGACGTATTTTCTGTGATCGGCTCTAAAAAGGGCCTTGGAGGGCGTTTAAATGGCATCGTTCAAAGCTGGAAAGCATAGCGGGATGAATCTCCGCATTCGTCGTGAATTTATCGCCAAGGTGACGGCGGAAATTGACCGCTTAACATCGTCCGGGCTTAAGCTCTATGAGGTTGCAGAGCGTAGCGGGATAAGCCAGCCGGAAACCTGCCTTATGGCTGCTGGAAAGTTCGACAAAATGTCGCTAGATAAGATCATCTGGAGCGCTGAGCGACTGGGGTATTCGTCAGTTGAGGTTGACATTCGCCATTCGCGTGAGGGGTTGTGATGAGAAAGGTATTGGTATTGGGTGCAGGCCATCGCGGGTCGGGCGGGGTGCGGGTTATCGCTGATCTGGTGGAGCAGATGAGGGGTGCGGTGGAATTCGTCATGGTTGATCCCGTTGGCGATTCGCCTAGCGGTGACTCCACGGCGCTGCTTGATGAGCTGCTGAAGCCGCTGGAGGTGCGCCTGGAGGACTTTGTGGCGCCCGAGTCGGAAGTGAAAACCGGGTGGGATCCTGGGGCTGTAAACGGTTCGTACAGCATGACCATGAAGCTGGACGATGAGAGCGCGGCGCTGTTTGAGCGGTTCGTGGAGCAGATCCGGGCGGCGGAACTGGTGCGGGATATCCAGCGCATGGGCAAGATGATTTTGGTCGGGGCAGGGCCTGGCGTGCATGTGACGGCGGGGTATGGGCAGCCGCTGCATATGGGCGCGCAGGGTGAAAAAGTTGTTGCAAAGAGCAAGGGCAAAGTACACACTACCGGGCGTAGCCGCGCAGCCCGTGCGGATCGATGGAGATAGTGGAATGCAAGGTTCGTGCCAAGTGGAAAAGATCGAGCGAAAGGATCGCCCTGTATTGGTGCCCGGCGACGCCATGCTGGAAAACAAGAAACACAAAATCAAGCGCGTCAAGAAGGCCCGCGCCATCCGTCGCCGCAAGGAGCACGCGGAGAAGGTGACCGCGCATCGCGGGGGTAACAAACTGTGAGCAGTCACAAACGCACTTTCATGATGATTGACCCGAACTATACGCATCCAACGTCGGTGGCCCTGTCAATCCGCTTGAAAAGGCGTGCAACTCACCTGGCTGAGCGCATGGGTATCACTCGCGCAGAGTTCATGCGCGCGGCGGTCGAAGAGAAGTGCGACCGCGAGGAGGCAGCCCGTGCGAATCCGTGAAGTTACTGGGCGCCACGGCGCTGTCATTGGTTTCGGTGGCGTGGTTCACCAGTTCAAGCGCAAGGCGGATGCCCGCATCGTGGCGACGGCGCCGGATCCGGTGTGGTCGTGCCGTCCGCGTCGAAACTGCCACGTCATCGCGGTCGATGGGCCTGGGTTCGGCTTGCGTCACATTGTCGAGCCTGGCGAGTCGTGGACCGCAGCAATCCATGATCTGTCGAAGGAGTACATGGCATGGCTGGTGATCCAGGCGGCGAAGCCAAAAGCAAGTCGTGGCTGGTAACAATCGAGGGTCGAGGGTCGTTCCCGATGGGTGGCGACCCGATGACCGAAACGGAAGCTTTGGAAGTTGTGAGGTGTGTATGGGCAACGACGCCCGAGGAAAAGATAACGGTTCGCGCAGCTCGGTAGCGGGGTCGTGGTGCGCAAAGCATCCAGAACTGAAAGGGCAGCGTTATCGCAACGCCAAGGGCCTGGCGGGTACTTGTGTCGGGTGCGCCAAGGCGTCAGCCACGGCTCGGTCGGCACGCATGACGGAAGGGGCGGCGGCTATCCGGGAGTTGGCGGCGCTGAAGGAGGCGCGGCCTTATGCGGTGGCCGTGATGGATCTGGAGCGTGAGCGCGATACCCTGGCGGGCGAGCTGGAGAAGCTGCATGCGGCTGTCAAGGAGCTGAAGCGGGTAGGGATGCGGATCTATCGCGGTCGCGACCGGGATGATGACCGGACCGGCAACCCGCATCACGGCCATACCAAGCTCGGGCACTGGGACAAAGACGGGTCGGTGTGCAAGTCGTGCGCGGACTGGAACAGACTGAAGGAGCTGTGTAAGTGAGCGATAAAACAAAATTAGAGCAGCACCAGGGCGAGCCGGTGGCGGTGCTGTATGCGAATGGAACGGTGCTGACCAAGGCTGATTGCGGCGACGTCTTTGATATCTGCTGCAAAGTTGAAACGCCGCTCTACCCCCACCCAGCGCCAGCTGATCCTGGCGAGGTTGAGCGGCTGCGCGCTGAGGTCGCCAAGTTCCGGGGATACTGCGTAGACCTAGACAGCGAAAAGCGCGAGCTTGAGCACAAGATGGACGCCTACAAGGGAGCAGCACAAGAAGCCGCCACCCTGCGCGCCCAGCTGGCCGAGGCGCAGGCGCTGCTGCGTGAAGCCGACGAGTTCATGTACATCATGACCGCGCATGACGGGCACGCCAAGCTCGCTCACCGGTACGGAAAAGATTGGTGGGATGCTATCGACAAGCTTCGAGGCAAGGTCTGCACCGCCCTATCCGCCAGCGCAGAGCCGAAAGAAAATTAATCCTTGAATCCTGGGTGGGCAGCCGGTATGGTGCCCACTCACATCACTGGAGTAACACATCATGAGTAAGTGCAAGATCGTTTTGAGCGGGGCCGACAGCGGCTTCGTGGGCAAGCTGGCGCGCCTGATTCATAACGCCTTCACCAGCGGGGACAGCCCAATCGCGGCGCTGGAAACCGAGTCGGGGCAGCCCGGCGTGATAATCATGACCGCTGAGCCGTTCGTGGGCGCCACCTGCGAGGCTGGCGAGGCTGGCGTATCAGCTATCGAGGAGGCGTATGCATCAATCGGGAGCGAGCCGTTCGAGCTGCTGCCGCTGCCGGCCCAGGTTGGACACTTCCATTCGCCGGAGGCTATCGCGCTGGCGGGTCTGGTTCTGCAACACGCGCACGCAACCGGCGACACCGTTTCTCGGGCATATAAGCTGGCCGACAAGATCCTGACTGAATCGACGGGGGTGACCCGTGGCTAAGGCGCGCACGAAAGGCGAAGTCGTAAAGGTCCGCTACTGGATGCATGAGAGCGGCAAGATGGCCATCACCAAGGGCAAGGAGCAGGGCCGCGACAAGGTGGCGCGCGGCTTCAAGGAAGTAGGCCCGCAGACCTTCGCGCGGGCTGCCAAGGCGGCCCAGGATGCGACCGAGGCGGCGCGTATCGAGGCCATGGCGGCTAAGGTTGGGTTGGTTTGAATCTGGCCACCCTGGAGAGCATGTGCGGGGTTGCCCGCGCATCGTTCTCGACAAAGATGGATGGCAGCCCAGGTTACTGGGCTTGCGCCAAACTGCATGGCGAGGCCGTGCGCAAATGGAAGGCTGCCGGTGGCAGGCTAAGGCTGGTGAAGTGATGCGCGGCAGCTACCTATGGCGCCAGGGCGTCGCGCATGTCGTCAGCATGCTTGAACGCCACTCTAGGGAGACTCGTCAGGAATGCATTGACAACCTGCTTGACAACCTGGACAAGGCCGGAAGGCCGCCGGATTTCGTGGAGGGGGTCAGATGGGCGTGTTATAACATAACCTCAACTCCGCCCGAACTGAAGTTAAGTTAACATTAGTGTTATAACATTGCATTGTTAGCGTTATAACATTACACAAAGCCCTCTAACCGGGGCTTTTTTGTGTCTGTTAACCGGGTTAACATTTAGGCATAAGGGCTATGCAAAAACGTTCCTACGCATCCGGCTGGGTGTGCCATAGTGACTACAGGGCATGCCGCCCTACCACTGGAGCAACCGCCATGACCACCACCAAAAAGAACGTTGACCTCGCCACCGTGTTCGGCCAGATCGAGAGAGCCGCAGTCGCCCTGGATACCCTGGCCGGGTCAGTCCTGGACGCGGCCCGCGCAGCGGAAGCCAAGACCCTGGAGCAGTTCGACCACATGGTCTATGAGGCCTATGACAAATGCGGCTGGAGCCACCGCCAGGGGCGCCCGCTTGAAGGCGACGTCCCAGCGCCCAAGGCCATCAAGGTCTATGTCTCCACCATTCGGGGCGCATACCGCCTGGGCCTGGATGTCCTGGCGATGCACTCTATTGACGAGGTACGCAAGGCCCGCGCCAAGGCCCAGGAGCACGCCCAGGCGCAGCGCCAGACGGAAGCAGTACCACCGGCCCCGGAACTGGCCGGCGTGTCCCTGGCGCGCGCTGACAAGCTGACGGGGGCTATGTTCCATGATGCCGCCGTGCTGTGGGAGAACCTGCCGGACAAGGCAAAAGAGGAGTTCGGGCAGAAGCTTGCCAAACTGGTGGAGCAGTACAGCAAGAAGGCGCCGCCAGCCCTGCGCCTGGTCGTTTGAAAAAAGATGCCAGGGATGGCGTCAATTTGCTTGACGGTAGGTTAACAAATGGAGCATGATGCGCTCACACCAACAAACAACGCCCTGGAGGGCAAGACGATGAGCGACAAGCAGCGTTACTACTGGGCACAGTCTCCATCCTTCAAGGCTGGATTTCGCGACTATCTCGACCGCAACGTATACGGTCGTCAGTTCGATACCAGCATGAGTGCCGAATGGAAGCGCGGCTGGAAGTGGGCCGAACTGAATACCTGACCAACCCCGCCACCTACAAGCCCCTTAACTGGGGCTTTGGCAGTACCGCCAACCGGAGAATCATCATGCAGGTCAAGCCATCCACCGTCACCATGGAGCTGTCAATCGACCTGGCGTCGCCAGAAATGCAAGACATCCTGCGCCGGGAAGCCGATTACATCGCCTGCGCGGTCGTGTCGGTCGATCACGGCTCCGAGGTCATTCGGCACCTGGAGCAGTCGCGCGCCGATTGCGTCGGGCCGACCCATGCCCTTGACCATATGATCGCGGCCATTGAACGCCGTATCGGGCGCCTGGAGTTCGACGTGCGCATAGCCGCTTGCCAGTTGTGGCACTGGGGCAAGACCAACAAGAACCGCGCCAAGTCGCAGAACGAGAAGGCCTATCTGCGCCGAAACTACATGCACAAGCATCGCAGCATGCCGTTCTGAAAATAAGTTAACAAAAGCGTTGACGAGCGCGCTCTATTTGTTAAGATGGGCGCACACCAACCAACACGGAGTTAACAAGATGAACCTGGCACAAATGACCGAAGCTGCACGCAAAGACGGCTTCAACAATAAAGAGGCTGGCGGCGCAGGATACGGCGCCTGCATCAGCGGCAACGTTCACGCATTCTTTGTCCCAACCAGCAGCAAGACTAAGTACAGCAACTGGAAAGGCCGCGTAACCTGGGAGATTGACGGTAAGCGCGCAACCAAGGCCGAAGTCAAGGCATTGATCGGATAAACAGGCAAGCCAGCCCGCCAAGCGCGGGCTTTGTCGGCGCTACCAATCAGCCCTGGAGGGCTACAAAATGATCTACTTCCTGTACGCAATCGGCTTCGGCCTGATCCTGTTCTCCATCTTCTGCCGGTCCGAGATCAAGGCCGACAAGGATCCAGTTCGCCACGGCGTCGAGTGCTTCGACGGACTGGACGGCGTCGAGTTCCTAGGGCATGTGGGTAGCTTCTACTACCGCGTATCCATCGACGGGGTTCCGGTTACCATCCTGCTCCCGCCATTCCAGACCAAGGAAGACGCGGCAAATCAGGTGCTGTTCATTCGGGCTCGCCGGGAGGCGCAGAAGTGAAAAAGTTTGAGATACGCCGCAATGGCGAGCGGCTTGCCACCGTGTTTGCGGATTCTGTGCGCGACGCGGTAAGAAGCGCTGGCGTGTGCTTTGCAGCTGGAGGTATAACGGTTCGCATGGTTTCGGAACCGATTGACTCCAAAGGACTTGGCGCGATCATGGAGCGCAAAGCCTTGCGTGCCTGGAGCAGCAAAGGGCGACAAGCCGCTATCCGCTGTCAAGCCACCGGTCAGATCCAGCGCGACCTGTTCAACAGCATCCCGCCATTCTGGAGCAAGCAGCGCAAGTCGCTCATGCGCGCACGCATGGGGTCCGTCATCCAGGCCGGGAAGCATCGCCATGCGCCCCCTCGCTGAATCGACCTTCCTGGCGCAGATGGCTGGACCGGTCAAGCAACAGATCGTCAAGGCGCAGCATGAAGCGCTTAGCGAAAGGATGTGGATTAAGCTTGGCATGGGCACGAGGAATAGTGTTGCGCTGCGTTTGTCGCTGCACCACAAGACCAGATCGCTACTGGAGCTACTTAAATGCAGAACCTGATACGCAAAGAGGCGGAGCTGTACGCGAAGTGGGCGTCCGGACCGCACCAGACCGCTGTGTTCAATCAGCGGGCGGGTGAGTGGCTGAGGCAGCGCATGGTTAAGAAAGACTGCCCGGTATACGACCGAATGAACTGCATCCGCCATCGAATCGCCTTGATGCCGATGGTGGCCGAGTCTCTAATGCGCCGTGACGGCCTGGTTGGGCCGCAGGGCGTGCGCAGCCTGATCGGAAAGCCAATCCTGGTGAGGGTGACCAAATGAACGATAACCACAAGCTGTCGCCGCTCGAACAGAACTGCCTGGACAGCCTGGCCGGGGCCTGGAATGACTTCCTGAAGCTGGAGCACGCCAACCCGGATATGGTGGCCGAGTTCCGCCACGGTATTCATGCCTTGCAAAACGAGATCATGGCGCGGCCTACGCGGCGCCTGCTGGATGAGCAGGGCAAGACCGAACGCCTTGCGGCAGCCATCGCCAGGAAGGCCAAGGACAGCGTTCCGCGCCTGCGTCGTGACCATGAGGGCGAATGGCTGGTTGATACGGGGTGAGCCATCTGCAACGGCACCGGGCATGATCCGAGCCGGGACAAGCCGTGCGACGGGATTCCGTTCTAAAAAACTCTTGACCTGCATCGCCGGCTAATCCATGCTGGCGCTTCACTTAACAAAGGGCTACACCATGAGTAATCAAGAACTGCAAAAGGCTCTTATCAACGCCGCGCGCATCCTGCATCCGGTGGACAATGACCCGCTTGAGGTTTCGTGCGCGAAAGAGGCGCGTGACACGGTACAGGTGGCAAGCGACCGCCTGGGGCTGTGCGTCATGCTTACCGCCACCGACTGCGACCGCGACATTGATATCTGCCTGTCGCGCAAGGACGCTATCCAGGTTGCCTGCGCCATCCTCGCGCACGCTGGAGGGCTGCCAGAATGACCGGTAAACTCTCCAGTCCCTGCGCCAGCCTGTCGGTCAAGCTGGTTGACACAGCCGGCACCCTTCGTCTGGATCTGAACGACCGGCGTGTGCATATGACGCGAGCGCAGGCGCTGGATCTGTTCGTGGAGCTGGGTGCGGCTCTGGATGATGGCGGCGGGCGGGCGGTCGAGTGCGCTGAGGGCGTCGGGGTTGGCCTGTTCGTGGTTGACGACAGCCCGGCAGGGTTCGTGCATGTCGATGCGCACCGTGCCGGCGGAGATTCTGTATTCATGAGCCTGAGCCGCCAGGACTCCATCAAGGCCGCAATATCCATGGTCGCAATTGCAAAGGAGATCAAGGAATGACGGGAAAGCTCTCCCGCCCCTACGCCTGCCAGTGGACTACCGGCTATGAGCGCCTGAATGTCGGGCCTTCCGAGCGCCATACCCTGGCCGTGCGCATGGCTGTCGGGCCCGGCGTGGTTGGATCGGTTCATCTGGACGCGCAGAATGCCGGCGAGCTGCTGGCGGATATGGCGGCGTGCATGCCGGTAGTTGACGGGCCCTGGTCGTGCCTTGTCTGCCCGCGCGACACAGTGAAGGCGTCGCCAATCGATATCAACGATGGCGAGGATCCAGCGCTAGAGATCCGCGTCGGCAAAGGAACGGCAATCCTGTCGTTTGAAGACGCCCGCGCCCTGGCAATCGAACTACTGAGGCTGTCCAATGGCTGACGCAAAACAACTCCAATCCGTGCTGAACAAGGTGGCGTACCTGCTGAGGCGCGCAGACTGCATGTCCAAGGAGCTTTACGGCAAGCAGGCATACATCGGCCTCAACAAGGGCAAACTAGTCGCTATGGACGGCTACGGGGCCCTTGGCGACGATACCGATTCGCAGCGGCTTATCTCGGTTGGCGGCGCGCCTACGCGGTTCATCGCAGGTCGAACGCAACAGCAGTAAAACAAAGGCCCTTCAGGGCCTTTTTGTTGTTGACTGGTTAACATTAAGAGCGTACATTCGGCGCTCAAACCAACGGGAGTATCACCATGCAAAACCAATCGTTCCGCGTACAGGTGTGGGCATCGCACGAAAACAACGCCAAGGCCGCAGAGCTGGCGCAAGAGCTGCGCGACCGTGTGCGCCGGGCCGTGCTGGGCTCGCGCGCTGCTAGCGAAGCCGGCCAGACCTTCACGGCGCGCACCGATGGCCAGGGCGAGCACTCGTTCCACTTCGCGATTCAGAAGTCATCCGTCAATCCGGTTGACGACAGCGAAACGCTGGTTGTTGAGTTCAATGAAGGGTTCGACCTTTGCGAGGGCGTGCGCGTCGAAGGTTTTGACAAGCTCCCGTGCCGCATTGATCGCGGCGCGGATGGTATCCGCGCTGTATCGTTCGACCATGGCTATTGCCTGCGCGGCGGAGCCATGACCACCACCTACACCGTAGGCCGCCACGGCGTCACCGCCATCCGCATCGAGCGGGGTGCGCGCCATGGCTAAGCTGATCGCGGGGCCGTGGGTTAAGTTCGACGGGTTAAACCTCCCGGCAAACTTCGAGCGCGTAGACGTATGCAGCGCCGTTAATCCTCGCTGGCTCCTTGGGGCGCCAATTAAGGCATATGTAGGAGCGGAGGCCGACTGGCACTTCGACTCGACCGGCGAGGTTATGGCGGATCCTAAATGGTTCCGCCGCTACACCGAGGCCGTCCACGACTCCGAGGTCGAGGACGTCAGCGGCCACACCCGCCTTGACCTGGAGCACCTGAGCGACGGCAGCGCCCGGCTTGGCCTGTGGTCGGCAAGCCAAGGCACCTTCGGGGAAATCACCATATCGCCAGAACATACCGCCGCCCTGGCGGACTGGCTCAATAAGGTCGTGGAGGCCAATAAGCAATGAGCAAGAAAACCATGTTGCAAGCCATTCTTGACGAAACATCGCGCATGGATGAGCCGTGGCCGGCGTGCTGTGGTGAATACGCCGTGTACGATGCCCAGGCGGGCCTGTCGGGCGCAATCGTCATGCTGTCGTATCTCCCGTGCGGTGCGCGCCCGTACAGCGACTCTGGCGCGCTCGGGGCAATCCCCATGCCCATCGACAAGCTGTCCGATCCTTACGGCCACGTTACCCGCTCGCAGTGGCTGGAGGCGTGTTTTAAGCGCGGCAAGCTCGGCATGCCTGCCTGGGAGCCTGGCGAGGAGTCGCAGGCCAGTCAGTGCAATTACTATCAGGTTCTTGTAGCGCGCCCGCAGAATCCAGACCAGAATGGCGTCCCGTACATCCTGAATTGCGAGGACATGATTCAGGCGCTCGAAATGACGTTCGACGAAGGCTGCGAAACAAAGTCCCTGTTCCGCCGCTGTCGGGCGCGCCAAGGGTTCGCCAAGGCCGAATCAACCGCCGTTCGTGACGCTGCCAAGGCCGTGCATTACGCTAAGCGCATCCTGGCCTATGAGGAATCAAAGGTTAACAAATAGCTTGACACCCAGGAATGGCCGGCATACAGTGTCGGCCTACCTTAACAAAACGATTCACTGGAGAATCACCATGTGCGAAGGCAAGTGCCAGAACCGTTGCGCTACCATAAAGTGCCCGCCGACGAAGTCGGGCCGCGTCATTCCAATGGCTGATGGCCAAGCCGCAATCATCGTTACCGGTGGCGAGTCGCCTACCTATGAAGAAATGGTGGCAGCTGGCTGGATTGAGCCGCTGACGCATCCAGAGCGCACCGCCCAGGTTTGCGAACCGGTCAAGATCCCGGTGCGCAGCGAAGACGACAATGACGTGGCCGTGCTGGAGCTGCGCACCAATGATGCGCGGTCGATTGGTCCGCACGCGGCAGCCGCCATGCCTGCAAACATCGGCGCATTCATCAGCATCGTTGCCAGCGGACTGGCTCAACAGGTGATGGAGGACATCAAGTCGCTGTCGCCGTGGCCACGGGTGCGCCTGCCTGTCACCCCTGGGCTGGCATACCTGGATGACTCCGACATCCGCGCCGCAAGTCGCGCGGCAGCCGCAATCGACGCGCTGGAGCTTCCGCAACTCACAAATGCCGAATATGAGCTTCACAAGCTGATCCAGAAGGTCGGCATCGAGAACTGGACCCGAGGCGACTTCGTGGTTCTATCGATGGATAAGGCGCAAGACATTGCCGACAACATCGACCCGGCAGGCATGGGTCTGGCGCTTCGCCAGAAACTGCAACACCAGATCGACAAGGCCCGCCAGTAATGCGCAAGGCCCTTACCCGCGACCGCTTCGATGAGGCTGTCATGCTCATGGATATGGGCCTGTCGCACCGCAAGACACGCGAATTTTTAGGCCTGGCCATCAGCGCTGAAGCGCTACGGGTCAGGGTTGTCAAGTCAAGACGGGAAGCACGCAATGAAACAAAACGAGAAGTCCGCAAAGACCTCGCAGACGGCCTGCCGGTCGGCAACCACCTGTTCGACGCCATTCGAAAGTGATTCGGCAATGATCGCCATGTACAAGGAAGGCAAGAGCCTTCGTGAGATTGGCGAGTCGGTCGGCAAGTCGCACGTCACCGTAATGAACCGCCTGAAGCGCCTAGGCATCGAAATGCGGAGCAAGGGCAAGCCATGCACCATCGACTGGGATCGCCTGCGCAAGCTGTCCAAAACGGACGCCACGCGCTCAGAGATCGGCTATCTGCTGAACATCGCGCCATCCACTGCCGGTAAGGCACTCATCAAGCTTAAGGAGCAAGATCTTGCGCAATCCAAATCCAATCAGCCCGCGTAAACAACTGAGCGCCTATTACAAGGCGCAGGGCTTCACCGGACAGCGCGCCCGCAAGGCCGTCCGTGACGACATGCGGCGTGTTCGCGAGCTGTTCCGTGAGCAGAACGCGTCCTGCATCCTTGATCGTGGCGAAGCCGAAGCCTGGGAGATTGCATCGCAGTCCGGTATCGCTGGAATTTTCGTATTCTGCATAACCCGCGAGGGTATCGACTACTGGGCGCCTCGCGCCTATGCCTTGGGAGGGCTGTAACCATGCTGCAACGCCTGAAATCGTTCTTTGCCACCGTAGACCGAGACTACCATATCAGCGTCGTCAAGGGCCTGACTGACGCCCTGGATCGTGCCGAAAAGGCCGGTAGGAAACTGCAAGGCGAGCTTGCACAATTGTCCAAGGCTGCCGACGAGCGCGAATCTGTGCATGCTGGCGTGCGCGAAATCGCACACCGCGACAAGCTGGAGGTTGGGCGCCTGCGCCGGGCCCTGGCCGAATCTGAAGCCACCTCTGAGCAGCGCCGCATCGCTCTGGAGCATGAGCACAAGTGCCGCAAGGAATCGGACGAAAACGCCAAGGCGCACGCAACACGCGCAAATAATAACGGCGAAGCGCGCGACGCGCTGCTGGTCAAGGTTGGCGACCTAGAGGACGCCCTGACCAAGGCGAACCTGTCCCTTGGCCTGTCACGCGACCGGCGCGAGGAGATCGGCAAGTCGCTTGACAATCTGCGCGAAGCCACCAATGACGCCATGAATTTCCTGTATCGCAACAGCAGCGACGGGAGCGAGGCGGCACAGGTGGCCGACAACCTGGCTGACGCAATGAACAACTAAAAAAGTTCTTGACCATTACCAAAAAGGGCGCCACCATGACGCCCTGTTTACGACAATCACGGGAAACAAATCCATGCAACAGAATGACGCAATCCAGGCCGCCTACCCTGACGTTGATTTCACCATCAACAGCATGACCAAGATGATCGGCGCAAAGATGATCAAACGCACCGACTCTGGCATGCAGATCCAGCTCAAGCACGTATTCCAGAAGCAGCGCGAAGACGGCACCTGCTGGAACCGTCGCGACATGCAAAGCGAAAAGACCCTGGCCAACGTCGCATCCATCGTCAAGCACATCCAGAAGGGCGGCATCGTGCCGGCCATCGAAGTCAAGCCGCGCGAAGGCGGCGGGGTTGAGCTGATCGACGGATACTGCCGTACCGAGGCGTTCCGCAGCCTGGATGCGTCCGGCGTTGGCGAATACTGGGTTTCCATCGTGCAGTTCAAGGGCGATGAGCTGGACGAGCTGGCGCGCATCGAGACGTCGAACCATGATGGCAAGCTGACCCCTATCGAACAGCTCGACCTGTACGTCTCCATTCGTGAAGAGCTGAAGCGCCAGGGCGAGAAAGGCACCCTCCAGCAGATCGCTGACCGCGTAGACGTGTCGCGCCAGTACGTTGACCAGATCCTGCAATTGGAAGGCCTGGACGGCGAAGCGCGCAGCCTGGTCGGATCGGGCAAGGTCAAGGTGGCCGATGCCATCAAGGCCGTGCGCTCGGTCAAGAAGACTGGCGGCGACGTCACCCAGGCAATCAAGAAGGCGTCCGCACCAAAGCCTCTGATGCCGACCAAAGCTCTGATGGATGACATGTATATCGGCCTGGGCGACCTGTTCGATTCCATGCCAAAAGAAACAAAGGTTGCGGCGCAGGAATTCCTGAAGGGTGATCGGAAGGCAACCGACGTCGTCACCATCCCAGTCGGTGAGCTGGCCAAGCTTTTGGCGCTCCAGGCTGAAGGTCACCGGCAGATCGAAGCCCAGGCCGAGCGCCTGGCCAAGAAGGCCGAAAAGGACGCCCAGCAGGAAATGGCCAAGGACGACCTGAAGCAGGACGACAGCCAGGAAGAAGCTGACAATCAGCTTGACGATGAGCCGGATCTTGGCCAGGATCCGCAGCAGGAAGAGTCGCAAACCGACGATCCTGATATGTCGTTCCTGGGCTAACACTCCACCATCGGGGGCTTAGGCCCCCTTCTTTAAGCGTGAGACTTAACAAATGGAAACTGGACCATACAAGCTTGTACCTGGCGAGAACTGCGACAAGTTCGCCTTCATCGGATCGCAGGTTATCCCTGGCGCTGCAACCGAGGTGAGCGACATTGACATCGCTGTGCTGCTGATCGAAGGCTCTGACCAGAACGAGACTTTCGGTGGGATCATGGAGGCGGCAGCCTGCCACCTTGACGAGGGGAACGACTGCTGCATTTCCGATGGCGAAGGCTACACCAGTATCGACGGCGACGGCATGACGTCGTGCAAGATCTGGCGCGGCGACAAGGTGTGGAATTACCTGGTATTCACCGACGCGGACTACTTCTGGAAATTCGTGGACGCCACCACCATTGCCAGGCGATTCGGCGTGGTAGACAAGCCTTTCCGCGTCGAGCTGTTCGCCATGCTGTGTGACGGCTACCGGCACCGCGACGGTCACTTCGAGCATATCGAAGTCCACCAAGAAACCATCAAACCTGAAGACGGGAGCCCATTCTAATGACCAAGTCAAAAGAACTGATCGGCTGCATCCTGGACACCGAAACCACCGGTATCGACGGCGCCGTAATCGAGTCGGCTCGCATGGAGCTGACCGCAACCCCGCTGGAGTTCATTCGGGTCAAGCCGGAAGACTCTTACATGGATGCCAAGCTGTATGGTATCCCTGAAGGCGTCGAAATGAAGCTTGGCGCACTGATGACGCATGGCATTCTGCCTGAGTCGCTGGATGGCCTGGAGCCTTTCAAGGGCTTCAGCTACTACGGCAAGTATGTCGTCGGCCATAACGTCGATTACGACGTCGAGGTTACTGGCTACCACGGCGCATCGCGCATCTGTACGCTGGCGCTGTCGCGGTTCATGTGGCCAGGCCTGGACAGCCACCGACAGGAGGCCGTCCTGCTGCATATCGGCAAGATATCCGGTCGCGGCTATGCCTGGGCATTGGACCTGCTGAAAAACGCTCACCGCGCCGCTGACGACGTGATGAACTGTTCCCGTATCCTGAAGGTGATCATCCATCAACTATCGAAGCGTGAAGACATGAAGCATCACGTCGAGTCGTGGGGTGCGTTGTCTGAATTCTCGCTGGAGTGCAGCATTCCAAAGGTCATGCCGTTCGGCAAGTTCAAAGACAAGCCGCTTGTCGAGGTTGAACAGGACTGGCTTGACTACATGTACAAGCAGCCCGACTTCAAGCTTGATCGCTACCTGGTGACCGGCCTGCGGCGGGCCGGTAAGACTCTGCCAGAAAACGCTTGACTCGGAGGGTCTTCAGCTTGCATAGTGGAGGCCCTTAACAATTGGAGCGCCAGAAATGAAAACACAGATCATCTCCATGATTATGCTTGCCGTTGTTGGTCTTGCGGTAAACGCTTACCTACGACACTCCGACCAT